CGCTGGGCCGGCGCGTGTAGCCGGCTGCGCGCATGCGTTGGCCCCGGCTTGGTTCGCTGGTCAGCATGTACGGCTTTCCGCCGAGCCAGTGCACGCCCAGCGGAGTTTCTGCACGCTTCGGCTCCAGACGCCCAACATCGCACTCAACCTCGGCCCAAGTGCGTGTGCTGGGTGCAGGTGCGGGGGTCCGCTTGGTGTCGGGGGTGCTCATTTGATTGCCAGCCTGTAACCGTGCACAAGCTCAGCCCCAGGAACAACGGCGCCGGTCTTGATCGCCGCTGCAATCGCCGTCTTGTCTGGCGCTGGTGGTGGCGGTTCTGGTGTGCGCATGTAAGCCTGTGGAATCATGGCTTGATCCAGAATGCGCACGCTTGGCGGTTTCTTGGCCAGCTTTGCAGCCCATTCGTCTGTGCTGACTTCTGGCAGGCCGGTGGCTTGCATCGTGTTGCGAGCGTAGTCGAGCAAAGATTCAGCCCGTGCGCCGGTTGCCTTGGCGCGCTCAGACATGCGCTTTGCGGCAGCGGCTTGGCTTTCTGCGTCTGCGCCCAGTCCAAGGCCATAGGCGATCACAGCGCGCAGCTTGGCCTGTAGGTCGCCCTGCATGCCTTCCAGCGTGTCGGCAACCGTCTGCGGGTCGAGGTCCAGGTCTGCCAGCGCGGCAAGGTCGGCGCGGTAGTCGGCGGCGATTTCGTACAGCGCAGTCATTTCACGTCCTTTGGCCAAGCTGCTGTCAAAGCATCCGCAGTGTCCGCCGCGAACAGCGCCCACACGGCATCAAGCTCCTGCTGTGGCAGCGTGGACAGAAACTCAGCAGCGCCAGCCGCATCGCCCTTTGTCACCCCTGCAGTGATGCGTTTGGCGCGTGCCTGCGGGCTGTCGTCAACGGATGGCTTGTTGCCTTGTTGCGGCTTGCTGGCTGCGTTTCCGTCGTCGTCTTCGGGTGCAATGCCACATGCGGCCATGAGTGAATAGCGGCGCGCATACGTCAACGCAGAGCCGTAGCCTTGCGGGTCTTGCTTGGAAGCTGGGACATGCAACGGACCCGAAGCCCACTGCTCGCCAGACTCATGCAAAAACAGCGTTTCCACGGTCACGCCCGTGTTGTCTTCGCGGGTGCTTTGAACCAATGCGATGCCGTTGGCGTTTAGCGCATCCTGGACGGCTTCAATGCAAGCGCCAAGGTCAGCGTATTTGCTGCGGAAAGCCGGGTTTGTCTTGTCTTTCAAGGCCGGTGTAAAGGCGCGCTGCGCTTTGACCAGGGCCGAAAAGATCAACTTGTTGGTGCTCATGTGATCCTCAGAAGGGGATGCCTTGAATTGCAATGCGGTACGCACTGCGCAGCGCATAGGCGCGGTCGTGGTGGATTCGGTACAGCCGGTAAACGTCGATCAATTCGCGGAGTCGGTTCATTTCATCCCCAAAAGCGAAAGTAAGCCCACACGCCACCAGTAATCACAACGATGGCGCAGAACACGCAGAGCATCCCGCCCAGCATTTCCAGCGCGCCGTCTTCGGTGCGGCAGCGCTCAGGGTGCGGGCAGGCATCGCCACCTTGCTGGCAGTCTCCAGCGCAGGACGGCATCGAGCGCAGCGCAGGGCCGTAAATCTCTTGGTTTGTCATGGTGCCCAACGGCGTGCGGCTTTTGCTTTGATCTGGCACGACAGCACCTCTGCGGTACGTGAAAAACGGGGTGGTATCGAACCATGCCGGTTCGCGGTTTTCGTGGCGGGCGCTCATGTCAGTCCATGCGCAGCAATTCAATGCCGCGTTCGTTCATGTGCGTGATGTACGAGCCATTGCCCCAGACCCGGCTGCACTCGCTTGCAATGGCAGAACGCAGGGCTTCGCGGGTTGACTTGTCGGTGTCGAATGGGCCGAATGGGACAACATGAGCAGACCCGGGGTTGATGGTCTTCAGGATCGGCTCGTAGTAGTCTTTCAGCGTGCCACGCTTGAACTTCGGTGCTGCGCGCTTGCGCTCAGGCTCTGGCGCTGCAACTGCCAAAGTGCCGTGCTTGGTGCCGTCGCTGGTAACGATGGCGAATTGGCACCCGGCCGCTGTCAGCAGCTTAATGGCGCGCGAGATAGCTTCCAGTTGAACGTGCATGATTTCTCCTTGTTAGGCCCATGGCCCCATCGCAAACAAGCCAACCACAAAGCCCATGATCGACACGGCCATCAGCCAGTCGCTGGCAGTCGCATCGCGTGATAGCAGGTGCATCATTGCAAGCGCTCCTGCGGGTCAGCCAGCCAGCCCTTGGGGCTGCGACGGGCCAGCCACACAGCGCGCAGCCATGCGGCCCGGTTGTGGCGGCTGTAGTCCAGGGCATCGGGCCAGAGCTTGTCGGCCAGGGCTGCGAGCTTCGGGTCATCGCAGGCCGGCTGCGGGGCCGGCTGCGGTGCGGATTCGTGCAGGTGGACCATCACGCCACCTCTGCTTCAACTTCGACAGTGCGGTGGGCCAGGTTGTCGGCCCAGGCGCCCATCATGGCGATCAGCTTGCGGCCAACGGCGTTGGGGTCGCCGGCCTGGATCAGCTTGACCAGATCCTTTGCCGCATCACCTTCGATTTCTCCGCTGAGGTCACCCTCGTCCATCTTGGCGATGAAATGCCGGCGCTGTTCTTCGAGCGCGACCTGGTACGCAGAGGGGTAGCTCATCTTGCGACTCCTTGCCCCGGTGCCGCGCCTTGTGGCGGGCTGTCTTCAGGGCATGTTTGTATTTTCGGCATCCGGGCGCGGAAGTAAATCCGGGAAAACCCGGGGGTGCATCACTTTCCGCAGTCCAGCCGCAGCGGTTGCCTCAGCTCGTCGGGCGGTGGCCTAAGCACGGACTCCACTGGCTCACCCGTGCCAGGGTCATAGGTGAGCACCTCGCGGCACTCATAGTCCCCCCGGGCGCGGTGCTGGATGCCCCAGCGCTCGCGCCAGTGGCACCAGGTGCCGTCGCGGAAGACGGCAATGAACCAGTCGTCGGGGGCGGGCTTGATGTTCATGGCGCACGTTTTATCCGTGAGCGCTTGCGCTGCAGTTTGTCGGCGCACTCAGTCAGCGCCGGCACGTCGTCAGGGTGAACCCAGCGTTTCCAATGCACGCGGCCTGCTGCGATTTCGCGGGCCTTGCGCTCGGCCTGGCGCTGGGCTGCGGTCTTGGCTGCGTTCATTTCCACGCCTGCGGGAAGTGCTGCGCAGGCAAGTGATAGCGCAGCAAGTGCAAGATTTTTGCCCTTGCCTCATCCACTTCTGAGCGAACCGCTTTTTGTTTTCCAGGGTCGAGCCGATCAAGTCGCGCTTTGCACCACATATCGACTTGGTTGTACGCTTCCATAAGGCCAGCGTGATAGCCCTTGTCAAACTCGCTTCGGTAGTCTTGCGTACTCATGCTTATGCAGTCTTTGCACTCGTAAAAATGGCTTGCGCCCTCTGTTTAGTTTTGGGTGACCCGCCAAATGCGGTTTGGGGTGGTCATAAGGATGTAGCCGCCGTAGGCAGCTTGGAAGGCCGAGGCATCGGCCTCGGTACGGAAGTAAGAATGGGTGCCGAGGTGATCGGCGGCAGAGTAAAAGGCGGTGGTCATGGCGTTTGCTCTGGGTGGTGTGTTGCGATGTAGAGAATGTATAGCATCGTGAGCACTCACGCAAGGGATCGGCGCAAAGACTTGCAACTGAAAACCCTTAAGGGTAAACTCTAGGTGCCAAAGCCTGACACGCTGGTAAGATTTTCCTCGAAGGCCCGTAGGTCTTTGATTCATCCTCGGCTTCATTGCCGGCTTGTCAGGCGCGGATGGGTTGAAGCAGCTTACGGGCCTTCACCCTTTCCGGCCCGCAAGTGCGGCAGTGGGTGTGGCGTAACCGTAGTGGGCGCTAGCTGGCCCCACCGCAAAACAGGCGAGCGCTGTACTGACAAGCCCAGCGCGCGGACCTTGCAGAGGGACCGCAGGAACAGGGTAGCAAGGTGATGCACGTCTGGCCCCACGACACGGGCACCCTGGAAACCGAATCTGCCGCGCGAGCGAGTCAGGCCCCAAACAGCCTGAAAGCGAGGGACATCACCCCTCGGGCTTGTCCTATGGCTTGTGCACACGTCTAAGGGTTTTTACCAGTGCGCGCAACCACAAAACGCTGGCATCATTCCAGCCATGGACAACACAGACACGCCAGCAACGGCACAAGACCTAGACCGAGTTCGTGCTGCTGCACAAGTGCGAGCGAACGAAATGCAATGGATTGCCCGTGAGATACGGCGACCAAACTGCTCAGCAGCTATCAGGAGCATTGCCGCATACTTTCTGGAATGGGCAGCATCGCCAGCCTGCGGCACCACCGAGCAGGCCGCATGAACAAGCAAGAGCTTGGACTTTTGGAGCGCGCCTTTGACGCCGAAATCGGCGCTGCACTTGATGGCAAGCCACATGTGATGCAAACCAAGGCCATCACCTGCGCCGATGGTCTTGTGACGGCGGGCCTGCTGAACAAAGTCTCGACTGTCTGGCGTGGCATTGAGATTCATGGATATGAACTCACGCACGCCGGGCGCTTTGCGTACTGCGCAACTTGTGAGGATGAGCCCGAATGACCACCCCGCAACTTACCGGCTGGATCAAGGGCCAGCCGCTGAAAAGCCGGCCCGGCTACTACGAAGTGGCCATTGAGTACGGCAGCGGCAAAAGCCGATTCCTGTTGACTTCCCGCAAGCGCCGTCTTTGGACGGGAGAGGAATGGGACCGTGCGATTTTCTTGCATTGCTGGACCCACTTTCGCGGCTTGGCAAAGAAGGCCTGACCGATGACGAACACAACCGAGTCTCCTCGGGCGGATGTAATGCCCCCGCCCTTGCCCCAGGGCTCCGGCTCTGGGGCCTTTTCTTCCGAGGCCTGAATGCCAGCACCAATCATTGAAGACGAGGGCATGGCCTGCGTTCAGCCGGCCGGCAGTGAAGACCAGTGCGCCGCGTGCGCCAGGCCTGCCCGCACGACCGCCGCCAAGATCATCCCGGCGATGTACGTGACGTTCCTGCGCCTGGGCGGTGAGCCGGTTTGGGAGTGCGTGCATAGGGTGCATGTGGCGACTGTGGCACCTGCGGGCGATGCTGACAAACACCTAACCCGTGGGGGTGTCATTCATACCAGCCCCAGCAACAGGGTGGGTGCAGCATGAGCCTGCCCCTATCCCCGCGCGAAACAGAAGCTTTGCGCCACTACGCAGCCGGCCGGTGCGGCAAGCAAGTGGCATCTGCCATGGGCATCAGTCTGGAAACAGTCAAGAACTACAGCATGAAGCTGCGCCTGAAGCTGGGCGCGCGAACCGTCGCCCATGCCGTGGCTATTGGCCTGAAGTCTCGAATCATCAAGTGAGCGCATAAATGGCACGCAAAACATCCGCAAGCATCGTTGCAAGCATTACCGCAGCCCTAGAAGCCGCTGGCGATGCTGGCGCCACATACACCGATCTGCAGCGCGATTGCAGCCTGTCGCAGATGACCGTGCGGCGCTTTTGCCGTATTGGCGTGGACACAGGCGAATACGTGGCGCAGATTGAGCACCACGCGACGGGCGTGATGGGCACAAGACGGCTGCGGATTTGGATGAAGCGCTTTGCTCCTGCAGCAGCGATTGCCGCATCGTCAATCTCCAAGCCATCGCGCGAGGTCGCATACATGCCCAAGGTTTGCGGTGCGTTTGATCGGCCCTATGTCTCGCTGCTTGAAACCGCTTACCGGGACGCACGATGAGCGTGATTCACAACGCCACGCGCGATTTGACCGGCAAGCAGCCAGCGCGCGGGCCTGGCATGGCCATCGACAGGCTGTTCCTGTGCGGCCACAAAGGCCAGGCCAAGGGCGCTTTTGTCCGCGCTGGGATTGGGATGCGCTGCGCGAATTGCCAGCGCAAGGTTTTGGAGCGGGCAGCATGAAACGCAACGTCTACGCCACTAGTAGCAAAACTGCGCTATGATTTCTGCGACCCCGGATAGGTGCGAAGTCATGAGCGCACTGAAAAGCGAACCCAACGCCTGCCGGTAAGTCTTTTCTATTGGGCGCATTGGGGATCTGATGTTCAGTCAATCGGAAATCAATAGTCGCATGCTCCCTTGGGGCGACCGCGAGTTTTCGCGGTTTGCATTCCGTGTGGCGCTGTTTCGGCGCCGTTTCATGAGCGAAACCGAGGCGACAAAAATCGCTGATCGACTTGCGCTGATGGATCAGGAACGCGACGACAGACGCATGTGCGTCGAGTGCGAAAACCTGCAACAAGACGGCGGATGCTTTGCTGCGGCGCAGGGCTGGATCGCGCAAACAACCAAAACTCACAAGCCCGTGCGCACGCTACAGCAGCGGTGTGAGGCATTCAAATTTTGCAAGCCATGACACACGCTCTTATCAAGTATGAGGCTGCCTGCCGCGCGCTGGCTGAGTGCAAGTCTATCGACGAAGCAAAGGCGTGGACGGACAAAGCCGCTGCGATGCAAGCCTACGGCCGCATGGCGAAGGATCGGACCCTTGAGGTTGACGCTGCCGAGATTCGTATTCGAGCAGAGCGCCGTCTTGGCGAAATGCTTGCCGAGTCTGAACTTCAGAAGGGCGGAAGGCCATCAGAGCAAACCGGTCGTCAGCAACGACCGGTTTCTGCGCCAACGCTTGCGCAGGCTGGGATCAGCAAAGATTTATCAAGCCGCGCGCAGAAGTTGGCTGCGGTTCCTGCCACTGAGTTTGAGGCCGAACTTGCTGCTAAGCGTGAGCGCGACCGTAAAGACGGCGCCCGGGTGTCTGCGAGGCTTGAAGAGTCTGGTTCACGTCATCTTGCCAAGCGGCCAAAAGCCCAGGAAGAGCAACAGCTAGAACGTGCAGCAGACGACCCAAACGGCGACTTTGACATGGTGGCTGAGCTTGAGTCTGCCGCCAAGGAAATAGAAGCGCTGACAGGGGAGATTAAGGCGGCGCAGGCCGATGACCTGAAAGCAGAGGCCATCAAGTGGCGCCGCGCGTATGACAACGCAGTCAGGCAGCAGTCGGAAGCCATGGACCGCGCCAAGGCATCTTCGGATCGTGAGGCCTGGGTCATGCGGCAATTGATGCGCTGCGGCAAGGCTGTTGGTCAGGAAGACCCAACCAAGATAGCCGCTGCTGTTGAGGGCGCCATGCGCGCCAAGGCGGCGGCATGAAGGCTTACTTTTTTCGTTTTTTAGACGCGGAGTTGGTTTTTACAGGCTGGCTAGGGCTTGCGATTGGCGAAGATCATGCCGCTATCAGAGAGCAGATTGATTCGCACGGCGACATTGAGGCCGCGCAGGTAATGCAGGCCACGCGACCCGCGTCGTTTGCGGTTCTTTACACACCTACTGGCGATGGTCCTAACGAGGTAGCGGAAAGCGAAACAAGCGGGTGGGAGTTCCCATACAGCGACAAAGGCTGGTCTAGGCCTGATTGGCTTGCAGGAGTGCCGTTTTGAAGGTCGCCCTGCGTGATTACCAAGCAAGAGCTTTTGACCTGGCGCGTGATGCCGTTCGCCAAGGCCACAAGCGCATTTTGATCGTGGCTCCAACTGGTGGCGGCAAGACCGTACTTGCGTCGGCCTTGATGGAAATGGTCCGGGAAAAAGGCAAGCGAGCCAGCTTTGTGGTGGACCGGCTTAGCCTGATACAGCAAACGAGCGATACGTTCGACCGGTATGGCTTGGACCATGGGGTGATTCAGGGTGGGCACACGCGCTGGCGTCCGTCGATGGAACTTCAGTTGTGCAGCGTGCAGACCTTGGCTCGTCGTCGGTGGCCTGAAACGCATGTTGACGTGTTTGATGAGGCGCACGTACTGCACGCTTGCCACAAGGCGCGGCTTCAAAGCGCGGAGTCTATTGTCATCGGGCTGACTGCCACGCCATTTACCAAAGGCCTGGGAAAGTGGTTCGATTGCGTTATTAACGTGACGACGACTCGCGCATTGATTGAGCAGCAGTGGCTTGCTCCCTACAGAGTATTTTCGTGCGTTGAGCCGGACATGAGCGGCGTTGCCGTCAAGAGCACGGGCGAATGGGACGACAAGCAGGCCAGCAAGAAGGCGTTGGAAGTTGTTGGTGATGTGGTTGCTGAGTACCTGAAGCACGGCGAAAATCGCAAGTTTATTTGTTCGGGCGTGGACACGGCGCATGTCGAGGAATTGCAGCGCCAGTTTCTTGCGGCTGGAATCAACGCTGCCACGTACACGTACAAAGACAAAGAGGAAGACCGCGCAGATGTCACGCTTGAGTTTCGCAAGCCTGACAGCGCAATCAAGGGGCTGATTACCGTTACCGCTGCATCGCGTGGATTCGACATCCCAGATGTGTCGTGCATCATCATGGCGCGCCCATTGCGCAAGAGCTTGGCCGAACACATCCAGCTACTGGGGCGCGGCCTTCGCATTGCAGACGGCAAGAAGGATTGTTTGGTGCTTTGCCATAGCGGGAACATGGCGCGTTTCTGGGCAGACACCGAAGGCTTTTTTGATTTCGGTCTTGATGAGCTTGATGACGGGAAGCCAAAAGAGAAGAAAAAGGCTGAGAAGAAGCCAGAGGCTGAGCCAGTCAAGTGCAGCGCCTGCGGCCATCTTCACCGGCCGATGCCGTTTTGCCCCGCCTGCGGGCATGAGTACCCGAAAAAGGTTTCCGTCCAGCATGTGCCTGGCACGCTGAAGGAACTGATCGCGCACGGCGACCGTGAACTGATGCGCAAGAAGCTATGGCCGCAGATCGTGTCTTACGTGCTTGAAGGCACACAGGACATGGACAAAGCGCAACGCAAAGCCCAGGCGATGTATCACGAACTGACGGGTGAGTTCGCCAAGGCCCGCGTCGAAAACACGACGCCGGAGCCATGCACATCAGAAGTTCGCAGCCGCATTCGCGCCAACACCATCCGCTGGGCCAAGGGCCGGCAAAAGGCATCGCGGCCGATGCCTGAATCGTGGGGCGAGACTCGCGCAGGGGCGCCAGCATGACGAGTTTCCATCAAGCCCTTGTCAGTGCTGGTTTGCGCCCGCGCGACATCGTTGCAGATGGCTTGTGGCGACGTTGCTCTACCGATGACAAACCAGGCAAGAAGAACGGCGCATACAAGCTATCTCTTGGCGGCGGTCGCGGCTGGTTTCGCAACTGGGCAACCCACGACGAGCTTTGTGTTTGGGATGACGACCGCGAACACGAAGTAAAGCCAATTGACGAAAACAGGCTGCGGGCATCGCGTGAGCGAGAGCGCAACTATCGAATCGAGGCCATGAAAGATGCGCGCCGCTTTTGGGAGTCATCGAAGCAGTCGAGAAGCCCGCATCCTTACATTGCCAACAAGGGGCTTTCCGCGCTTGGTTGCTCAGGACTTCGGGTGTCTGGTGACCTGCTTGTTGTGCCCGTGTGGCATGGAGACTGGATCACAAGTCTTCAGACGATCAACCCCAAAGGGGACAAACGATTTTGGACTGGCGCACCGGTCAAGGCGGGGGCATATATCATGGACCGCCCATCGGCTGCTGTGACGGCTGTGTGCGAGGGTTTGGCGACAGGGATGGCGGTGTACCAGTCCGTGCGCAATGCGCGCGTCATAGTCGCGTTTGACGCTGGCAATTTGCTGCCAGTAGTGCAGCGCCTGAAGCTGCACGGGTCGGTCTTGATTGCCGCAGACAACGACCACGGTACGCAAGCTAGGACAGGCATCAATCCAGGGCTGGAGAAGGCTCGCAACGCTGCTGAACTGATCGGGTGCGGGGTGGCATACCCATCGGGTATTGAAGGGACCGACTGGGCAGACTTTCTGAAGGAACGCGGGCATGGTGCATCCAAGGCATTGGAGCGAGAGATTTTGAAAGGGGCGCGGTATGTCGCAACCCCAGAGTAGTAGATCAACCCTGAGCCTCGGGGAATCGCAAGCACCTGGATGGGTGAGCAGGGCCAGAAACACCGGGGGTAGTCGTCGCCCCGAAGAAAACGACACCGAGCGCGGCGAATGCCAAGGGTGCAACTCCCTCAACGACTCGGCGGCTGGCGCAAGTCCCACGGCCGGGGGCTCTACCAGGAGCACGGTGGGAATCCCGCAAGGGGGTGACGCACAACACCTTCCCTACCCCCCCTATGGGGTAGGGGGGCGTTTGGGTGAAATGTTAACTACAGGTGCCATCATGACCACAGAAACCAAACTTCGCGAAGCGCTCAAGGAAATCCGCGACCGCATTGCTGAGCATCCTGAATATCAGGAGCTTACCGAGAAAGAAGAAATGGAAATTGGCGGAGATACCGCAGAGTTTTCGTATCTGGTGCGTTTGGCTGACGAAGCGCTGGCGGCAAAGCCATGACCCAGCTATTCCAAAAGATTGGCCGCAGGTACGTCCCATGGGGCGACGGCAGGAACTACGACAGCGACATGATGCGTGCGGGGCAGTTTCGGCTGACGTATTGCGACCGAGAAGGCTCTGGTCGCTACGAGTACGACGTCAAGCCAGACACGGCCGGTTTTGTTGCCGCGTCGATGATCGCCCGTGGCGCGATGGAGCATTGGATGCGCGAAGCCGCAATTGGCCAGCCTGAGCTTGGCACGCCGATCCGATACACCAAGCGGCAATTGGAGATTCTGGAGCGCTTCCGGGCTGAAATGTCCGTGGCTGGAGGTCTTTGGCCAAGCTGGTGGACAGTAAGCAGCCCGCGTGAGATATCCCAGGCCGGTATTGATGCGGTTAGGAATTGGGCGCCATGACAAACTATCTTTTTCAGGATAGGAAAGGATAAATGGGCGCGCACCTAGACCTTGACGACTTGGCCGCTGACTGGCCGCTGGCAAAAACTGAACTGGCGCAGTTGCGGCAAAACGATGCCGCTTACCGATGGCTGCGCGCAAACACGACCGGAATCATTGAATTGCGCTTCGGTCACGGATTTAGCGCAGCCGGGACAACGGCAGATTTTGACGCTCAGGTGGCGGCAGAAATGCGGCGGAACCCATGAGCGACAAGCGCAGTTACACCCTTGCCGATGAGGCAGTGCGCCGCCGCGCCATGGCTGCTGTGGCTGATGCGCCGCTGACGTACCGGGTAACCGTGGAGCCGGCCCGCAGGAACGCCGACATCAATGCAGCCCTGCACGCCAAGTTGGGCGAGATTGCCGACATCCGCAAGTGGGCCGGCAAGCGGTGGGACATCGAAACGTGGAAGCGCCTGCTAGTCGCGGCATGGAGCCGAGCCACGGGTCAAGCGCTGGTGATGCTGCCTGCGCTGGATGGGGCAGGGGTGGACATCGTATTCCGCCGCACATCGCAGATGACGCAGGCCGAGGTGCGCGACTTGCTTGCGTTTATCGAGTGCTGGGAAGCTGAGACGGAGACAGCATGAGCGCTACGCGGCAGCCTTTGGCCTTCCAACTGGCTTTGCGGGCACGCCGGCAGCGCGTAGCCGCATTGCAAGGGCTCGCACGCTACACCCGGCCGCGCGTGCAGCCTGGGCCTGCGTGTGTGACCCGGCCAGGACCAGGCGCACGGCCTGGAGTACGTGGGGGGCTGGTTTGCCGCTCATTCCGCGCAAACGTCCCATTCGTCAGCCGGGCCAAAGAATTCGGGTCGCGTGTAGTCGTCGCCTGCATCTTCGAGGACTTGGCGCAGCGTTTCCGGCGTCACGATTTGCCGCATTACGCCGTTTTCGTCAGGTTGGTGGGTAATTTGCATGATGTTGCTTCCGGCGTTGGTGGGTCAGTTGTCGTCGCTGAAATAGGCGGCAGCGCCGTCGCGCTGGATGACGCCCATAGTCAGCGTACCGTCGTTGTTGCGGCGCGAGGCGTTCACGAAATCCCGCAGTTTGGCGGCTTCGGTGTGCGCCTTGAGCGCGCGCAGCGCGGACAGCGGAGTGTGGCCCTTGACTACGTTGGTGGTGCCGCTGCTGTTGGTGACTGCGATCTGGTAGGTAGTCATTCTGTTTCTCCTGTTGCGAGCCCCGCGACATGCAGAACCCATGACCTGCATAATAGGCATGTTTGCCTGTTAAATCAAGGGGGTTTTGTAGCTAGAAACCCTAAGTTTGCGCATTTTGTTGGGTTGCCGGCATGAGCGCAGCACACATCATTTGTGCCAACGTACCCCTGAAGCTCATCAGTGAAGCCAACGCACACACCCACTGGCGCGAACGGCAGCGCAGGGCGAAGCTGCATCGAAAAGCGGCCCGCGAAGCCCTTGGGCCGGACATCAAGGGGCCGCCACCGCCATACGTCATCACTATTACTCGCATAGGTCCGCGCACACTTGACAGCGACAACTTGTCTGGAGCCGCGAAGCATGTACGCGATGGAGTCGCCGATTGGCTGGGCATCGATGATGGTGACAAACGGCTGACCTGGCTTTACGATCAGCGCAGTGGCGGGCCTGGTGTGTACGGGTGCGAGATATCCATACGAGCAGAAATGCAGGGGCCGGCATGACACCGCGCTGCATCGAATGCGGGCGCTGCCTGACAGCCGCAGCAAGCCAGCGCGTCGGCATCGGCCCGACTTGCCTGGAGTCGATGCGCGCCCGGGGTCTGGTGGTTGGCGCCAGGCCGCGCACAAAGCGGCCACGGCTGTTTGCCGGGATGCGTCAGGGCCGAGTTTGGGCAAGCGATCTACAGCGGGATTGGGTCAGGGAGATAGGCGCATGACAGCAGATCAAATGCAGGTAGGCGTCCGCTACATCGTGACGCATCCGAGCAACGACATGGAGTTTCAGGCCGGCGACAAGATCATGCTGTGCGCGGACGGCAGCATTGAAAACGTCCAGGCCGAAGGCTGGATGGAGGCACATGACGTGCCAGAGGCAACGCGCGGGATGCACTGTGAGATTGACACCGCCTACATCGAGCGCAAGCGGGCAAGGTTGCTCGCAGAACTGGCGCGGCTATGACCCTGCAATCCCGCCCATGACCCGAACCGCCGTCAAATGGCTGGATCGCCGCATCGCCGCGCCTGGCCCGTACCTCGCGCTGTGCCTGTCCGAAGCGGAGTATCTGGCCGCAGCGAAGCACCTTGGCGTGCGCGACCCCGGTCCGTGGATCAAGAACGAGCGCAGCCACGCTACGGCCAACTTCTTCAGCTTTCCCGACAAGCCCACGGCCGTAATTGTGTCGATGCGGGACTGGCAAGGCCGCGAGCCTGTCGAGGTGGCTGGACTGCTGATCCACGAGGCCGTGCATATCTGGCAGCGGTACACCGACGACATTGGCGAGCACAACCCGGGCAGCGAGCAGGAGGCCTACGCGGTTCAGTCAATCGCGCAGGAACTGATGGCCGAGTTCGCCATGAGGATGGCATGCGCCGCACCAAGCCCCTAACACGCACCGGCTTCGCCCCCAAGCTCCCGCCGCGACCGGTGAAGACCATCGGCGACGGGTACACCCCGCGCCCGCGCGCTGCTGCTGTCGCGGTGGCCGATGGGAAAGCCAGGATGGTGGTGCAGATCCCAAAGCGCCCAGCAGTCCGCAACCAGGCGCTGCGTGAGGCCTACCGAATGCTGCCGTGCCAATTCCAGTGGCCAGGCATGCTCACCATCTGCGGCGCAGAAGACGGCACCGTAGCGTGCTGTCACGCCAACTGGGCAGCCTACGGCAAAGGCATGGCGCGCAAGGCCGACGACACGGCCGGCGCCAGTGGGTGCATCTACTGCCACCGTAAGCTCGACCAAGGCAAGACCTACAGCGTCGAGGAAAAGCGGCAGGCCTGGGAAGCGGCGCACGCCCGGTCTGTGGCGCTGCTGACGTTTATGGGGCTGTGGCCGGATGCAGCCAAGAACAGCGAAGCCCTGAAGTCCGCACGATGACAGACTTTTTCCGCATCGTCACCGAAGACGTGGCAAGAAACCCGGTAGCCAAAGCCATCGCAAAGGCGCACCTGGATTCGGCAATGCGCACATTCCAAATCCAGCTATATCAACTTGAAGACGGAACCGAGCAGGCCGCAAACCTCGAAGCAGCAAAGCAAGTGCTTCAAGTGGCGAAGCTGGCAATCCAGCAACACGAACCGCCGATAACGCTTTCCGTCATCCGTGGGGCACTTAGTGCAGTGCAGCAAATGATAGACGGCGGCTATCGCTGGAAATCAATCAACGCTATAGCTGTTGACTACGGTATGCACTGCGCCCGGATGACTCTCAACCGGGCATCATCGCAGAAGGTCAAGGAGGCGTGGAATCAAGCGCAGATCTTTGGAGGCGAAAGTCTCTGGCTTGATGGTCCGGAAACCACGGAGGAAGCATCATGACAACCCGCGCCGAACTGGTGGCCGAGCTGGCCCCACAAGCCCCGCCCTGCTACGACAGCCAACGGGATTGGATCTCCTACCTGCAAACCACCGTCCAGTCCCGCGGCCCATCCGTCAAACGCATAGGCGTCATCGACGCCCGCACAAACCCCCCAAAGTTCAACCGAGACTTCAACTTCTGCCGCGAGTGCCTCGCAAGCCACGCCCTGAAGATGATCGCGCAAGGCCGATGCAACCCGCGGGCTCTCAAAGAGCAGCCGCACCCTGATGTTGCGGTGAGTTGACTTTCTCCCGGATGCTAAGAGCATGACCGGATGACGAAACTGTCAAAGTCACCATCGCCTGCCTGGAACAAGTTCATCGCGCAACCTGATGCTGTCGATCAACTGTGCGCCTGGATCGAAAACGGCGAAACGCTGACCGCAATCACGGATTCGCTCAATGTCGGACGGATGACTCTGGCTGGCTGGATTGCAGCAGATTCTTCCCGTTCCGCGCGTGTGAATGAATCTCGCAAAGCCGCTTCAGCGAGCTACGTGGACCAGGCCCAGGACGAAATCAGCAAAGCCGCCGACCCGTTTGAACTGGCCAAGGCCAAGGAACTGGCCCACCACCTGCGCTGGAAAGCCAGCAAGGCAAACCCCCGTCAATACGGCGACAAGCTGGAGCTATCCGGCGAAGTAGCCATCAAGACGGTATCTGACGACGTTCTGCTGGCTGAATTGGCCAAGAACGGCATTGCAGCGAAGATCGGCCCGGCGCAAGAAGATGGAGCCGGTTGATCTGTCGAAGATGACCCAGGCCGAGAAGGTCCGGGTCTTCGAGCTGCTGCAGGAAGTATCCCGCCGCAGCAGTATGCGCAAGCTCGACCGGTTTTACCCAGACCTGGGTGTCTACCGACGCGAGTTGTACCAAAAGCACCTGGAATTCTTTGATGCTGGTGCGAAGTACAGAGAACGGTGTTTCCTGGCCGCGAACCGCATCGGCAAAACCGAGGGTGCAGGCGGATACGAAACAGCCCTGCACTTGACCGGGTGTTACCCGCCGTGGTGGACCGGCCGTCGCTTTGACCGCCCGGTGAAGGGGTGGGCCGCAGGAAAGACGAACGAAACAACCCGCGACATCGTGCAGGCAAAGCTGTTTGGCGAAATATCGCACGCCAGCGGCGAAAAGGGATTTACCGGAACTGGTCTGGTTTACGGCATGTGCTTGGGCAAAACAACTTGGAAACAGGGTGTTGCTGACTTAGCCGACACTGTGTCTGTGAAACACGTCAGTGGCGGATGGTCAAAACTGGGGCTGAAGAGCTACCAGCAAGGGCGGGGAAGTTTTGAGGGAACGGAACAAGACTTCATATGGCTTGATGAAGAACCACCGTTGGATATATATGGCGAGTGCCTTATCCGCACGGCCACAACCCAGGGCATTGTCTACATCACGTTCACGCCGCTGGAAGGGCTTTCTGAAACGGTGTTGTCGTTCTTGCCGGGCGGCAAACTTGGTTCGGCATCGGAGATGGTGCATGCCTGAAATAAGCCCATCAAAGTATCTTGTGACGGCGGGCTGGTCTGATGTTCCACATTTGGACGCCAAGACGCAAGCCGAATTGCTTGCCAGCACGCCGCCGCACCTACGAGACGCAAGATCAAAGGGCATTCCTGCGCTTGGCGCAGGGGCCATTTACCCCGTGCCTGAATCTGAAATCCTGGTAGACGACTTCCAGATACCCGCTTACTGGCCGCGCGCATACGGCCTTGACGTTGGCTGGAACAAAACCGCTGCCGTCTGGGGCGCCCACAACCGCGAAACCGATGTGCTGTATCTCTACAGCGAGTATTACCGTGGCCAGGCTGAGCCTTCAATCCACGCCGCAGCGATCAAAGCCCGCGGCGAATGGATACCCGGCGCGATTGATCCAGCAAGCCGCGGTCGAAGCCAGGCAGACGGACAGCAACTGTGGCAGTTGTACTGCGATCTGGGCCTATTGCTGACGAAAGCAGACAACAAGGTCGAAGGCAATGGACCAGAATCAGGTATATACACGGTATGGGAGCGATTGAGCACCGGCCGGCTGAAGGTATTCAAGAGCCTGCAGAACTGGCTCAGTGAATACCGTATCTACAGGCGCGACTTGAACGGCAAAATCGTCAAGGAAAACGACCATTTGCAAGACGCCGCACGCTACCTGTGCAAAACCGGCATCAGTCTCGCATGTGTGCAGCCAAGATTGACGCAGCGCAAGGCCGCAACGAATTGGAGAACGGTATGAGTGGATCAATTCTTGGCCCCAGCGGCGGCAAGTTCGTGGAGTTGGGCGGCGAACGCGCCTGGCTCACCCGCAACATCGGTGAGTTCGTGTGCTCGTTCCAATGGATCGACTTGGACGACGGCGAAGACCCGCACCCGTGCATGTGCATCTTCAAGGCCAACAGAGCGTTTGATGTGGTGCCGTATGTGATCCCGCAGCGCAACGCCTACGCTTTCGCCAGCAAGACGGGCGGCCCATCGCCACACGCCATCGGAGCGGCATTCAAGGCCTGCGTGACCATGGGCACATTCCCGGCGCAGGACACCATCCGCAAGCTGGTGGACATCATCGTTGAAGGCATCCCGGACCTGATTCGGATGCCAAGCGAGCAAGACAAGGCGCTCGATCTGGTGCGCACGTTCTACGGCATGGAAGCGACCGCGAAAATCAACGGCAAAGTTGTCCGAGAAGAGGTGCTGTGATGTTTGGCATTGAGCACCGCAAGACAAACACCCAGGCGCCTGGGGACACGCCGTTCATTGACGAGAAGCTGGCCAAGTCTGACCCTGAAGCCGAACGCGACCGCCGCCACAGCATACTGATGGAGTGTCTGACCGACGAGCGCGACCGCCAGCAGGAAGAACGGCTCCAGGCGTCGATTGACGAAGACTTCTACGATCACCTGCAGTGGCGCCAAGATGAGGCCATCATGTTGATCGACCGCGGCCAGGCCCCGCTGGTGTTCAACGAGGCCCGCCAGACCATCGACTGGCTGTCTGGCATGGAAAAGCGCATGCGCAAGGACTACAAGATCCTGCCGCGCGAAAAGAACGACGAGCAAGGCGCTGAAATCAAGACCCAGGTAGTCAAGTACACCGATGAGGTCAACCTGACGCAATGGCATCGCAGCCGGGCCTTCAAGCAGGCGGCACTGTCTGGCCTGGGCTGGCTGGAGGAAGGCGTCAACGTTGACCCGGAAGCGGAAATCATCTTCAGCGGATCCGAGGACTGGCGCAACGTCTACCGCGACAGCCGGTGCCGAAACTTCGCTCTTGAGGATGCCCGCTATCTGTTCCGCCGCAAGGTGACCGACCTTGACTATGCGCTCGCACTGCTGCCAAAAGCCAAGGAACACCTGCGGGCAATCGCCAGCACCGACGATACGTCGCTTGACGAGGAAGACACCTGGTATCTGGGCGAGAAGCTGACCGGTGCGAGCGACATATCCGCAACCGATGGCCTGCCTGGTGGTTGGCGGGATCGCCGCGGGTATCTGGGCAACGACTACACCGACAAGGGCAGGCGCACCAGCGTGGAACTGCTGGAATGCTGGTATCGCGTGCCAGAAACCGTGAAGGTGTTCGACAGCGGCCCGCTGGCAGGAAAGGTCTTCAACCCTGCCGAAAACGCTCACATGCAGCTGCAGCAAGACGGCCACAAGATGTACGAGGCCGTGAAGATGCGGATGCGCGTCATGGTGGCCACAAAGGACCAGCCGCTATGGGATGGACCAAGCCCATTCCGCCACGGCCGGTTTCTGCTGGTTCCCATGTGGGGCTATCGCAGGTATCGGGATGGCATGGCCTATGGGGTCATGCGCGGGATGCGGGATCTGCAGGAAGACGTGAACAAGCGGGCGTCAAAGGCCCTTTGGCTGTTGTCGTCCAACCGCGTGGTGGCCGAAGAAAACGCAGTCGCCGACGTGGAAGAAGCCCGCCAGGAAGCTGCCAGGGCTGACGGCTGGATCTCAGTGCGAGCAGGCAAGAGCCTGAAGTTTGAGAAGCCCACCGCTGAAATCGCCGGCAACCTCGAGATGATGGACCGCAACGTCCAGTTCATGCGCGATGTTGGTGGAGTCACTTCTGCCAACCTTGGCCGCGGCGCCAACCAGCAGAGCGGCATCGCCATCGAGCGACAGCAGGATCAAGGGTCGCTGACATCGAGCGAGCTGTTCGACAACAAGCTGCTGGCCACCAAAATTGCCGGGCAACTGCGCGTGTCGCACATCGAGCAGTTCATGACGCGCGAGAAGGCCATCCGCATCATGGGCGACGGCAAACCCATCGAGTGGCTGGAGGTCAACAAAGTCAACCCGGACACGGGCGAAGTCGTCAACGACCTGACCGCGCAGCAGGCTGACTTCACGGTCAGCGAGCAGGACTACCGCGAATCCTACGCACGGGCCGCCCTTGAACAGATGATGGAACTGCTGGGCCAGATCGCCACCTACGCACCGCAAGTGGTCATGAGCGTGCTAGACCTTGTGGTTGACAGCGCCGAGATCAAGAACAAGGACGAGTGGGTGTCTCGCATCCGCAAACTCAACGGGCAGCGCGACCCGACCAAGCAGGTTACCGAAGAAGAACAGCAGAAGGCGTTTGCCGACGCACAGAAGCAGGCCCTGACAGACCAGATGGCCATGAAGCAGATGCACCTGCAACTCAAGAAGCTGGAGGGCGAAATCGGCAAGATGGATTCCGACGCCATTCTCAAGCGCGTGCAGGGAATGATGAGCGCCCTGCAGGCCGCCCAGCAGGTGGCAATCACCCCAGCCATCGCCCCGGTGGCAGACGAAATCATGCGCGGCGCAGGTTTTGAGGACCAGAAGGGGCAAGACCCGAACATCCAGACTGTGCAGCCAGCGCAGCAAATCCCAGCACAGGCGGCGCCACAGCCGCCAACGATGCAACAACCCACGATCCAACCCATGGAGCAATGATGCAACTGACCGAACTTGAACGCCAAGGCCTGAGCGAAGACGAGATTGCCCTGCTGGCCGATGGCCTGGAAGAAGACGGCACGCCAGTCGAGGAAGGCAGCGCTACCGCGGCGCCAGACGATGAGCTCGACGAAGACCCGGCCGATGAACCCCAGGCCGCCGAAGCCAAGCCGGTTGCGAAGCCGCAGGAGCCCGAGCCTGCAGCCGACGAACAGACACAGGAAGAAACGACCGCAGCTCAGCCGGTGTTCGTTCCGCAGTACAGCGCCGAAGTCCCCGCCGACGCAAAAGAGCAGATGGCGTTGCTGCGCGCCGAGGAACGAGCCGCTTTCGCCAAGCTCATGGACGGCGAAGAAGGCATGGACACCGAGGCCTACAACGCCATCCGTGACCGCACCGATGCCGCAATTGACGACCTGAAGACCAGGGCGTTGACCGCAAGCATCTTCCGCCAGGCCACCGAACAGGCCGCCACACAGCGCGCCCGCGAGGAATGGGATTCCGCCAAAACCCAGTGCTTCGCGCAGTTCAAGGCCGATGGGCAGGATTACACCGACTCCACCAAGCCAGGCCTGCTGGCAGCCTACAACCACCACCTCAAGGCGTTGGGTGCAAACCCGGCAAACGAAGACAAGAACAGCGACTGGTTTCTGCGTGAAGCGCACAGGCTTACACGCGCCGACCTTGGCATTACGTCGAAACCGAGCGCCAATACAGTGCAAATGGCGCGCGGAGTTGACAAATCGTCAATTCCTCCGACACTTTCCCGTGTGCCACCGGCCGCTGATGCGTCAATTGCCGGTGATGAGTTTGCGCACTTGGCCAACATGAGCGGCGCGGCATTGGAAAAGGCCATCGCCGGCATGACGCCAGAGCAGCTTGATCGTTACCTGAGCTGATGAGCGAGAAACATACGCTCACGGTCGAGGTCAGGGTCGGTGAGGCTCTGTCGATTGACCGAGGGCGCATTGTGCTGAAGGTGGAAGAGAAGTCCGGTCAAAGAGCGCGTCTGAGGTTTGAATTTCAGGCGCCAACAGAAGTACGGAAGATCATCCCGGGCGCGGCCATGCTGGCGCGTCAGGGGGTTTGAGGAAGCCTGGCGAGGCAAAACGCACAGTCTGGCCGCGCAGTAGTGCAGCCCTATCAACCTAAGTTGAAGGAGCGCACATGCGTACCGTGATCGGGGTCAACGACCCGCAAACCGTCAAGAAGTGGTCATCCGCCCTGGGCGTGGCCGTCAACAAGCAGTCCTACTTTGCGTCCAAGATGATGGGCATGGGCAAGGACTCGCGCCTTCCCATCCAGCGCATGGACGAGCTGGAGAAGGACGCAGGCGATGAAGTCACCTATGACCTGTTGATGCCCATGAACATGGAGCCCATCATCGGCGATGAGGCTCTGGACGGCCGCGAGCAGCAGCTCAAGTACTACACCGACAAGATGCGCATCGACCAAGTGCGCGGCGGTGTGGATCTGGGCTCGCGCATGACCCGCAAGCGCACGTTGCGCAACATCCGCACCGATGCCAAGCGTGTCCAGGCCGACTGGTGGAAGCGCCTCTACGACGAACTGTTCTTCATCTACCTGTCCGGCAGCCGCGGTACTCAAACCGGCTACGTCTGGCCGACGAGCAGCCCGTTCTTCTCGGTCAACACCTTGACGGCGCCTGATTCCATGCACCAGATGTATGGCGGCACCGCAACCAGCAAGGCGACGGTTGCCAACACCGACAACTTTGATCTGCGGTTGATCGACAAGGCGGTGGCCAAGGCCGAAACGATGGGCGGTGACGGAAGCGACGAAATCAGCATGTTGCCCTGCCAAGTGGAAGGCGGCGAGTACTACGTCGCCCTGATGCACACCTTCCAGTACGACAGCATGAAGTCGAACACTTCAACCGGTCAGTGGCTGGACATCCAGAAGGCAGCGGCTGCTGCTGAAGGCACCAAGGCCCCGTTGTTCAAGAACAGCGGCGGCATGTACGCCGATGTGGTCTTGCACAAGCACCGCAACGTGGTCGGCTGGACGGACTACGGCGCTGGTGGCAACCTGCCCGCTCGTCGCGCGCTGTTCCTGGGCGCGCAGGCCGCTGCGATCTGCTTTGGCTCGCCTGGCGATGGCATGCGGTTTGACTGGACCGAGGAAATCAAGGACCACGGCAACTCGATCAAGATCGGCAGCAACAGCATCATGGGTGTGAAGAAGGTCACCTACAAGTCCAAGGACACCCTGGTGTCCCGCGACTTCGGCGTGATCGCGCTCGACACGCACGCCAAAGACCCCAACACCTGATTGACGGCCCTTCGGGGCCTTCTTCTCACCACCTTTCAAGGAGCACAAAGTGCCAAACGTTTCTACCCGAGTTTTTACCGGTGCGCGCAACATCCCGCAGCCGGATGAGGGCGCGCTGAAGCCAGTCGTCATCCAAGTTGACTTTCCTTCAACCGCTTTCGCTGCCAATGACCTGGTGTTTCTGACCCGCATCCCCATCGGGGTTGCGGTGCAGGACTACGAGTTCCACTTCCCGGACATCGACACCGGCACCCCGGCGTTTGCGTTCAGTTTCGGCGTGTGCAATGCCGGCCTGACCGACCTGGCCACGGTGTATGCGTCTGGCCTGACGGCCGGTCAATCCACCGCCATCGTTCGCGCCACCACCACCGTCGCAGCCCAAGACGCGACTACGGCCGAGCGCGTGCTGGCGCTGAAGATCACCACCATCGCCGCGACCTACGCAGGGTCCGGTGCTGTTGGTCAAGTCGTGCTGCATCTGCGCGGCTAAAAGGTTCTTTGCAGTGGGTTTGGGCCAGCTGCAAAGGCTGGCCCGTTTTTGAAAGCACGACACATGGCTCTTGTCCACGCATACCGGCGCGACGCCCCGCACCAACTTGATTTTGGGGCGCTCAAGTTCGACTTTGCCGCCAACGATGCAGGGCATCAGGTGTGCGAGGTGCCAGACGGGCCTGAGCTTGCCAGGCTGCTGGAGATCACCGAGGGCTATGTCCTGTACGGTAACGTGCCAAATGCGCCAAGTGCGGCAGAAGACGACGACGCGATGGCGTCGAAGTTCATCATCACCAGCGGTGACGATGACCAGGCCGTGGATCTGCGCAAGCTGGACCGCGCCGGGCTCTTGGCCTTCATCGAAGAACAGGAACTGGACTACAAGCCGCACCACCGCGCTGGTGACGACACCATTCGGCACAAGATCGTTGAACTGCTGATCGGCGGCTAAGTGTGCCTGCAACCACCATCACTGTCCGCGAGGTACTGCGCCAAGCCAGCACCCTGCTAGCCGACATTGCGCCGCAGTACGACCGTCAACCAGAGCATGAGATGGTCGGCTGGCTCAACGAGGGCCAGTTGTGGATCTCCAGCCTGCTGCCGCTGTCCACGTCGCGCATCGACGCGATCAAGCTAAAGGCAGGATCGTTGCAAAGCATTGAGTCCATCGCCACGACAGACATCAAGCCAAGCGACGGCACGACACCCGCAGCCACGGTGCTGGGGACGCAGTTGCTGCGTGTGATGTGCAACATGGGGTCGGATGGGTTGACAGAAGGGCGCGCAATCCGCCTGACCGTGCAAGAAGCCAAGGACATGCAAAACAGCATGTGGCGCACCAACACCGGCTTAGAGGTCAAGGAATACTGCCACGATCCAGTGACGCCGCGGCAGTTCGAGGTGTGGCCTGCCGTTACCGGCAACGTCTGGGTGCGTGTTTCCATGAATGCCCAGCCGGCCATCATCCCCAACTCAACGTTCGGCGGCTCTACGCTGTACCCGGCATCTGGATCTGCATCGCTCAAGATCAGCCTGGCCGACGAATACGCCCAGATGCTGGTGAACTTCATCGTGGCCCGGTCCCTGATGCGCGAAACCGAGTGGGCTGACGCTGCAAAAGCTCAGTTCTTCTCCGGTTTGGTGGTCAACGGACTGAATGCCAAAGTGGCTGCGGTGACCGGCGCCAATCCGAACCTTAAGTCTTTGCCGTTTGCCCCGAACCCGGTGGGTCAGGCGGGGTAACCATGACGCCCATCCGGCTCGCTGGATTTGCAGGCTGCAACGTGTCAATGCAGCCGCGCGTGCTGCCGCCAGAAGTGGGAGCGTTCTGCGAGAACCAACGGCCTGGCCGCGGCGACTTCCGCCCATGGCGTGTCCCGCTGAACGTGGCCACCGTGCCATCGGGTAGAAAGGCAATCTATCGGTTCAACCGTGATACGCGCAGTGACGTAAACCACTGGTTCAGCCTGACCACGTTCGGGCATTTTGTCCGTGCATTCCTGGCCGAAGACCCGACAGAGCGGACCTACTTTGCTGCCGAGACTGGCGGCCTCAAGGTCACAGACAACACCATTGCGCTGGCTGGGACACCGTACCCAACAGCATCGCGCGCAGTGGGTGTTCCTGCCCCCGTTGGCCTGCCGATTGTCACGCAGACAACTGCCGGAACTGGGGCCGACGAAACTCGCTTCTACATCTACGTGTACGTCAACGACTGGGGTGAAGTCAGCGCACCAAGCCCAGTCAGCGCGGCGGTGACGTGTAAGCCTGGCGCAATCCTGGACATCACGGGGCTGTCTACCGTGCCGGGCGGTACGCACGGGATCAACAAGATCCGCATCTACCGGACGGTTGCAGGAACCACCAACGCCGACTTCTTTTTTCTGCGCGAGATCACACCTGCAACGTCAACGACAGACGATGCGCGTGCAGTCGGAACCGATGTGCTGGAAAGCGCCGGGCCGGCCGGCACGCTTGGTTTGCAGTGGGAAGTGCCACCGGCTGACCTGACGTGCCCGACGCGCATGTGGAACGGCATGATGGCCGGCATTTCCGACAAGTCAGTGCGAATCTGCGAGCCGTACAAGCCCTACGCCTGGCCACCTGCGTATGAGGTCTTGACGGACGACAGGCCTGTTGCGCTCGCATCCTTTGGCAGCAACGTGGTGATCCTGACCACGGGCACGCCATACATCATGTACGGCGCGTCGCCAGAGGCAATCGACTCCAAGCCAGCCCAAAAGGTGATGTCGTGCGAATCCAGGGCCAGTGTCGTGTCGTTTGAGCACGGCGTTGTCTGGGCCAGTGCTGACGGACTTGCGTATGTCGGCGCATCTGGGTCGCCAAAGATGCTCACAGAGGGGGTGGTCACCAAAGAGCAGTGGCGCACCTTCAGCCCGGCAACCATGGTCGCGGCGCAGTTCGATGGCATGTACGTGGGGTTCTATGAGTACCTGGGCGTGTGGAAAGGGTTTGCCATAGACCCGCTGTCGCCAAGCACGGTGTTCCCCATCGACGTTGGATACCCGGCCTGCTACTACGACCAGTTGCAGGGGTTCCTGTACGTGCTGTCAGGCGAGAACATCGCCAAGTGGGATGCTGGCGCTACGTTCATGACTGCCCAGCACCGCAGCAAGATATTCCGGGTGCCAAGGCCTTCCAACCCGGCCGTGGCAGAGGTCATCGCTGACGGGTATCCGGTGACATTCAAGCTGTACGCTGGGCGTTTCAGCGTGGACGGATGGTCTGCTGGAGCGCTCAAGACAACCAAGACCGTCACCAGCCGCGCGCCGTTTTGGCTGCCATCCGGGTATCTGGCCGAGGACATTCAAATCGAGCTGAGCAGCGCATCACCGATCACTGGTGTGGCGGTTGCCGGCAGCATTCTTGACCTTCGAGAGACGTAACGAAAGACAGCCATGGCAAACATTCTTGCAGCCGGTACAACCGCAACCTCGTCGTCAACGTTCACTCTTGACGGCACCACCGAAACAACGCTGAAGGTCATCGGCGCTACAGGCGGGTCATTCCTGCCCGACGATGAACTGATGTTCATTGAATACCAAGGGTCAGACAATGGCTGGGTGCCGTTCAGCATGTTGACGACCGCCGCACCCATAGTGGTACTCAAGGCCGCAGGAACATTCCGCGTGCGCAGGGTGGCGCTGCTGGCGGACGTAGGGTGCGACCGGGACTGACATGACGGTTCCGTTCGCGCCGCCATGGGCGGTCAACCGGACGGCGCTTGACCGTCTGGCCGACATCCCAGACCTACAAGATGACAACTCCAACCTTGTGGACTGGGCGCGTTCGGTGCGCGAGGCGCTGCAAACGCTTCGCGGCCAGCGTGGGGATGTTCTAGACCGGGCGATCACAGCGCGCACAGCAATCGAGCTTGGCCTGGTGGATAACCTTGGCCGGGCGCGAACTGGGGACGTGACCTACGTCACAAACCCGCCCGGCGCCCCCGGGCCTGGCACGCCACCGGATCTGACCCCGCCGCCGACAGCGACCGGGTTGGTGGTGACGGCTGGCATCAGCCACCTGTTTGTGTCGCACGATACGCCCGTCTACACAACTGGCGCGGGCCACGACAGAACCGTGGTCTACGGGGCAAAGTGGCCATTGTCAACGCCAACGGCCCCGACGTTTGCCGCTGCTGTGCCCTTGTTCCAGTTCACGGGCACATTTGGAGCCTACCCGGTTGACCCGGCGACACGCTGGTGCATCTGGATCAAGTGGCAGTCCATTGACGGGGTGTTGTCGGTCAGCCCGGCCGGCGGAACAAACGGCGTCCAGGCAACTACTGGTCAGGATGTCAGGCTGTTGCTGGACGCATTGACCGCGGCGGCCGAAGACCCGCTATCCCCGTACAGCAAGCTCACGCTACGCGGCGACCTGATAAGCGTTGCAGACAACGACGGCAACGCCACGGACCTGTTCAATATCGTCACGACGCCGATCACGCAAAACGGCGTGACAGTCCCCACTGGCGTCTACATGGCAAACGCCATGATTGCCAACGGCACGATCACCAATGCCATGATTGGCAACGCGATGATTGACGACGCCAAGATCGCAACGCTGTCGGCCGCGAAGTTCACAGGCGGCGAGATGCGGGTCGGTTCGTTTCTTGAGAGCACGAACTACACATCAGGCACAAACGGCGACGGTTTCAGGCTCAACGCGGACGGCACTGCGGAGTTGCAAGCGGCCTACATCCGTGGCGCGCTCACAGCAGGACAGATCAACAGCCGCGGGCTGACGATTCTGGATCCGTCTGGTGCTGTGCTTCTGAATGCCGGGGCTTCGCCCAGCATCGCCCCAGGCATCGTCATCGGCGGGACGGGTGGAACAACCATTGGCGACTTGACCGCCGCCACCAGCGCCCCGCCGATGGTCACACTGACGGCCACGGCGCAGATCTTTGTCCACAAAAGCGGCCTGCCCGTGTCGCCGGCAACCATAACGGTGACCGCCACGGCAAAGAACATCCCATCGACGGCCTATACATGGTCGATTGATGGTGTTGTTGTGCCTGGCGAAACCGGACCGACACTGACCGTGCAGCCGTTTCCAACCACGGCACCTGCTTATCGAGCTGTCCGGTGCGATGCGAGCGGCGGCGCAGTGTCTGCATTCGATGTCATCACGCTGTACGCACTGCAAGAAGGCGGGGAGTCATACAACGCGGGCCTTGACCCGGAAAACGCCTTCATCGTTACAAACTCCACCGGGTTTGTGGATGGCGGGCAGTTGCCCATCACGTCGCGGCTTGTCATGGCGCGTGGTGCTGAGTTGCTGTCAACTGGAGTGACCTACTCAGTTGTTGCTGGGTCGAACATCGGGTTTGTGTCGCCAACGATTGACGCCAACACCGGCCAGATTGTCATCCCAGGCATCAACACAGACGTGGCTCAAGTGGTGTTCCGTGCGACCACTGGCCCGGGTGGGTCAATCACCAGAGACGCGATTTTCAGGGGCTACAAGATACGCCGCGGCGCGGACGGGACAGCAGTTCCTGGCCCGCCTGGCGCTCGTGGAACTGTGAAACGTTACCTGTCAGGCTACAGCGCGTGGAGCAACGCAGCGGCAACCGCTTCAGTTCCTGATGGGATTCCCATCGTTGGCGACGAGGTGGTTCAGTACAACAACACAAACTTTGCCGAGACACGGGTGTGGAATGGTTCGTGGAACCTGCCTGGTGTCGTGATTGACGGGTCGCTGCTGGTGCGCAAGACCGTCACGGCGTCTGCCATCGACGTCATCAGTCTGGCGGCACTTTCGGCTGACCTTGGTACGGTCACGGCCGGAAACATCACCGGAACAGCGAACATTGACATTGCAGGGTCAGGGCGGATAAGGGGCACCACGCCCATCGGATTGACTGACCCGCTAACCCCATTCGGCGGCATCACAACGTGTTCGTTTGTGGGCAACGAAAGCGGCACGGCAATGGTCGGCGTGGTCGGCATGACATCAGCGGCGAACTTTGGCGCAGGTGTGTACGGCTACAGCAGCTCATTCGGCAGCCCAGCAACAATTTCGTACAACGCTGCTTCAGCCATTGGGGGTAAAGCGCTGCGAGCAGTCTCAGACAACGGCACAGCAGTTGAGGCTCGCGGTAGGTTTTACGGTGTTGAGGGCTCAGCCTGGGCCGTCAACGGTGTCGGTGTTGCTGGCACCGCTGCAAGTACCGGTGGCAGCGGCATATACGGTGAAGCAGGGCACCCGGGCGGGTTTGGTGTCTATGCCAGAAACATCGCCGGGGGCACAGCGCTGCTTGCGCAAGGCGCGACAGACCTGCAAGGCCCTGTCATCGCCCGTTCTACAGTTTCCGTGAGCATGGCCCCAAACGCTGCCGCAGCACTTGTGTTGCCGGTAGTGACGGGGGCATTCCCGCCGCCAATCTATGGCGGTGTCGCTTTGCACAACGTTTACGGCATCATCTTGAGTGAAGGAACGGGCTGGTTCAAGTTCAACGTTGGGCTCACGCCTGTGTGAGTTGACGGTATCGCCTGCGGGTGTAAGGTGCGCCACACGCCCGCCGTGGGTGCTTTATTGCCTGAAACGCCATGCCATCAAACGCCGCCGCCATTGCATCGCAGGGAATTGAAGACCCTTACGCTCCCATCCGGCGCCTTCGCGTAAACCGCCAGACCGGCCGCCAGCAACTGATCGAGCGCGGCGAAGGCGGCAGTTCAGTCCCAGAGTACGAAGCGCTGCCCGACCAGTTGATGCTGGCCGACGACACCATTGCGAACATGGGTCAGTTCCAGAGCAAGTACAACGGGCTGACAGAACTGCCCGATGGTCGGGTTCAGATGACCGTACAGCGCCCCGGGATGCACAAGTACGACACGCAGGAGTTGGTCTACAAAGTGGACCCGGCGACTGGCGAATACGTGCTTGATGATTCTGTTGCCCCGGTGGATTCGCGGCAGACCAGCAGCAACAACCGCATCCGCGACGGCCTTGAACATGGCATCGGGTTTGTTGGCACCGGGTTGGCGGCGGCCTACGGTGGCGCGCAATTGATGGGCCTGAATGCTGCAGGTGGGGCTGGTGCGGCCGGCGCTGCCGGTGGCGCTGCTGAAGGCATCGGAACGCTTGGCACCATTGCAGCAAGCCCCGCGACGGCGGCGGTAGCGCCACTGTCGGCTACTGGCGCAGCTACTGGCATCGGTGCGTTGCCCAGCATTCCAGCCCTCGGCACGGTGGGCACAGGTATCGGCACCTTGGGCGCCATCGGCCAGGGCGCTTCTGCTGGGGGCGCTGCGGCAGGCAGTGCCGGCACAACTGCAGCCGGTGGTACGGCGGCTACTGCTGGCGGCGGCAGTTTGTTGAGCCGCGCTGGCGATGCAGTAACCAGCGCAGTCACCAACGCACGTCCGGCAGATTGGGTTCAGTTGGCAACCGCTGGCGCGGGCGCAGTCCTGGCCAACAACGCCCAGAACGACGCAAACGCCGCGGCAACCAGAACAGCCGACGACGCAGCTGCAGCGCGGGCCTTCACAGAGCGGCAGTACAACGACAACCTGCCGTATGTGCGCCAGGCCCAAGAGCGCAGCATCCAGGTGGCCGACGCGCAACTGGCCTCTATGCGTCAGCAAGACGAGCTCGCACGAGAGTACGCGGACTACAACCGCACCACGTTCCGCCCGCTTGAGCAGGGGATTGTCAGAAGCGCGCAGGAATACGACACACCCGAAAAGCGCCAAGCCGCGGCCGGAACAGCGCTTGCGGACGTTGATATGCGCTTTGCTGCCCAGAACCAAGCAGCGGCACGCCAGATGGCCGCCAACGGCGTCAACCCGGGCAGCGCGCGGTCCATGGCTGTCATGGGCAGTCAAGGTGTCGAGCAGGCCCGTGCAGGTGCAGGCGCTGCAGCACAAGCACGCAAAGGCGTGGAAACCACCGGGTTCGCACGGCAGATGGACGCCGCAAGCCTGGGCCGCAACCTGCCAAGCTCACAGGCCACCAGCGCAAGCCTGGGGATCAACGCCGGCAACAGCGCGGTGAACGCAGGTCAAGCAGCGGCAAACGTGGCAATCCCAACGAACAGCCTTGCGCAGCAGGGGTTCAACGCAGCCAACAACCTGAATCTGGCGGCATCGAACCTGCAGCAGCGCGCCACGGACTCGTCCAATCAGCTATGGGGCCAACTTGGGCAGACCGCGGGGCGGTTCATCACGTCCGATGTAAACATGAAACAAGACATCGAGCCGGCTGATAGCGACGAAGCGCTGGAGCAGGTGACGTCAACCCCGGTCAGCAATTTCCGCTACAACCCGGCCAAGATGGCGCAGGCCGGCATCCCGATGGAGCGCCCGGCTGAAGAAGTCCAGACCGGACCCATGGCTCAGGACGTGAACGCGACCATGGGCGACAAGGCCGCACCTGGCGGAAAGAAAATCAACGTCGCCACGCTTCTGGGCAAGGCCATGCTGTCTATCCAGGCGCTGGACAAGAAGGTGGACGCGCTCACGCAGCAAGTGGGCGGCAAAGGAGCATACGCATGAGCGGAGCGGTTGCATTCCTGGCCGGGCTTGGCACCGGCTACCTGAACGAGCGCGACCGGAAAGACGAGCGCTTTCGTCTGGATGAGCGTGAGCGCCGGGAAATCGAGCGCGAAAGCAGGCGGATGGCCCGCGAAGACACGGCCGACGCTCGCGCCACCGAGAACTACAACTTCCAGCTGGGCGAACGGCAGCGTGCCGTTGAACAGCGCACGGCCCTGGAGCGTGCAGCCACGCCAGATGCTGTCACAAGCGGTGAGGTGTATCAGCCTGCGGTTGACGACGAGGGCAATTCGATGCCTGCCAACCCAACGATTGGCACGGCAAAGGTTGGTGCAAGCCGGTTTGCGTCGCAGGGTTTGGCGCAGGAAGCCGCATTGCAGCAGGCCAACCAGCGCGTGCAGCAGTTCATGGACGTGCAAGACCCGGCCGGACGCCAGAGGCGGCAGACCGAGGCCACCCAGGCGAAAGCAGCGCAGGTTCAACTGAGCGCGGCAGAGGCGCAACTGAAGGAAAACGCCAGGAAGGCCATGAACGAGGGGGTGTTGGAAGCCCTGCAAGCGGCGGCGGGGGGTGCGTCACCTGAGCAGGTCAAGGCAATCTACAACCGCAACGGCGACAACCGCGTGGTGGACCTTCAGATCGAGCCATTCGAGTTCGACCACCCAACCCTTGGCAAGCAGCGCAGTGCGCGCATCGTGGGCAAGTTTGAAAACGGTGCACCGCTGCAAGTGCAGGACGCTTTTGCTTCTGCGCTGGACCTGTTCGGAGCGGCCAAGAAGTTTGACCTGTTGGGCCAGTGGGCCAGGGACAAGGCGGCCAAGGACGACCGCAAGGAAGACAACGTGCTGGCCCGTGATCGGTTCAACCAACAGATGGACCTGCAGAAGCAGGGCATCCAGGCCCAGCGCGCACAACTTGGCATGCAGATGCAGGCCTTCCGTGCGCAGCAGAAAGCCGCAGAAGCCGACGCTCGCATCCCGCCAGCGGTGAAGATGCAACACCAGATGATGGGCGAAGAACTGAAGCAGATCGGCGCCGCAATCACCAAGGCCATGGCCGAGGACACCTACAAGGCCGACTCGCAAAATTCGCAGATGCTGATGCTGCGCCAACGCGAACTGACCACGAAAGCCAGCCAACTGCTGGCACCGTACCTGAGCGGCGGGTCGGCACCTGCTGCAGCAAGCGGCGGCGACCCGCTGGGGCTATTCAAACCGCCGCCACAAGCGGCGCAGACAGCACGTCAAGCCGCACCGCCTGGCGCAGCGCGCATGGCCGCAGCCGGCGTGCCGCAGCCTATCCTGCCGCAGCAACTGGCCATGTTCGACAAGATGCCAGACGCTGAATTGCAGGCCTACGTGAAGGCTGGAAACCAGATCGCCGCAGAAGTGGCTCGCCGCCGCGCTGCTGTGCAGGTGCAAGTCCCTGTCGGCATGGTTCAGGACTGAAGACACAGCATGCCAACACTTCAAGAACTGCGCACCAGCATTCCAGAGCTTACCGGCCTGGACGACAGCACCGCCGTCGAGTACATCCGGCGCATTCACTACCCTGACCGGACAGCCGCAGAAATCGGCTCACGGCTGGGCGTGAAGCCGGCTGCGCCTTCCGTGAAGCCGCGCAGTATCCCGGCCGCCGTCAACGACACGGTGATCGACTTCAGCAACGCCGTTGCCGGTGGTGTCGCGTCCATCGGCAACTTTGTGTCGCCCGGCAACCGGGTTTCCAAGTTCATTCAGGACGACATCATCCAGGCTGGCCGGGCAAACCAGTCCGATGCCACCCAGGCAGAAGATGCCCGCTACGGCCAGGAAATGGAAGCCGCGCAGGGCATTGGCGACGAGGTTGCATCGACGCTTGGCTACGTGGCGCGCAATCCAATCCGGTCGCTGGCCACCGCCGCAGGTTCGTTCGTCGGCCCTGCTGCCGGCGTCAAGGCCGCACAGTTGGCTGCGCGCGGTGTCGGCGTGTCTGCTGGCGGCGTTGGTGCTGCGCGTGCAGGCATGGCCGGTGGTGCGTTGACCGGTGCAGCCCTGGCCGGTGGTGACGCTGGCGGAACGGCTTACGACCTGGTGATAAAGGCGGGCGGCACGCCTGAGCAGGCCACAGAAGCGGCCCGCAACGCATCCGTGATCCCGGCTGCCGTTGGTGGCGTGGGCGGCATGGTTGGTGCCGAACGTCTGCTGGCTGGCGCCAAAGGCTTCAGCGGCGGCAGGTTGGCGCAGATCGGCAAGACAGCAGCCGTGGAAGGCGGGCAAGAGTTCATTGAGGAAGGCGTCACCCAGTACGAAGGCCGGCGCGCTGCGATGCCGTATGACCCAACCATCGACCCCATGAAGGGTGTGGCAGGCGCCGCAACGATGGGCGCTGTGTTGGGTGCTGCTACAGGTGGTGCGATGGCAGCGCTGAAGCCGCAGGTTCCAGAGCTTGGCCCGTTGAGCCGTGCGGCAAACATCGCACCAGACACAACGCCAGAACCGCCGCCGCCACCCGTACCGCTGACGCCAGAGCAGGACGCAACGCTCAAGGCCCACGCCAACGCCCGCAACGCCGAGTTGACCGAAAAGGCCAAGGGCACCAAGGACGTGAAAACGCCAGAGGGCACGATCCCTGGCAAGCAGCCCGAGTTTCTGACGCCTGCAGAGAAGGAAGAACAGGCATTCCTGCAGCAGAACGGCGGCGACACTCAGGCGCTGGCCAAGGCTTACCCTGGACTGACCGCAGAGCAAGAGCAGCGGGCGCTCGCCAACATTCAAGACTTCGCCAACGAAGGCCAGGACCGGATGCGCACGTTCGCGCCCGCGCCGCAGCCGGCCCCGCCGCGCCAGCCGGCAACGGTCATCAGGGCAGAGCCTGAGCCGCGCCCACAGCCGCCGTCATTCGAGCCTGACCTGACCACACCGGCAGCGATCTATGAATCGCTGAACGAGATCGAGCAGCGCAACGACCAGACGCGCCGCATGTATGCGCAGCAGCCAGGTGACCGGCTGAACAAGCAAGGAAAGCCGTTCAGCAACAAGGCCGCGGCGAAGATCGACCAGAAGAAGGCCGGCGACGGGTTTGCGATTGTTCCAGCCGACAATGGTTTTGTGGTGCGTCCGGTGGTGGGCGTATCTGCGGAAATTCCGCAGATGGACGCAGACCTGCCGACGCTGAAGAAAGCATGGAGCGACGCCGCAGCGGCCGGGCGCACCGAAGACGCCAAGGTCATCAACGACCGCATCCTGGCACTGAAGGCTCCAAAAAATGCACCAGAACGGCAAGCACCAGCCCAAGCCGAAGGAACTCAAGCGCCAGCGCCGGCAGCAGTTGCAGGAGCGGCAGCACCAGAAGCCGATTTTTCCGCAACCGGACAGCCTGCCGTTCAAGCGGGAGGGGTAGATCAGAAAGCGCGCTGGTTGAAGAACGTCGCCGACAGCAACAGACTGGCAGGCCCCACGGGCGCGCAGATCACCGGTATCGAGAACGGTCGGCTCAACTATGCAGGCGACCCGCGCACAAGCAAGCAGGGCAAGTCTCTGATAGCCAGCGTGGACGAGGCGCTCAAGGCTGGCGCCACGCTTGCGGAGATTGCGCAGGCAGCGGCACCCAAGCCTACTTCCACCAATGCCGCGGCCCCGAAAGTACAACCCCCCGCGCAAGTCGCCGGGGATCGGGTAGCCGCGGCGCCACGTCAAGGACAGGTTGGCGACAAGTTTGCGGCCGGCGAGGTGGCGCTGACGGCCAGCGGGCGAACCACAACGCCATTTCCAAAGGTCGCGCTGGACACAAATCGCAAGGCAGCGGCCACCATCAAGGCCGTTGACCAGTGGCTGATGTCGAACGCGCTGGCTGAGGCCGAGTCGCGTGGTGACGATTTCAACGCCAGACAGTTTCGAGCGAATCAGACCAAGCCGCAGCAGGCAGACAAGGACAGCGCCGAGGAATACCTTTTTGGCGATCAGCCGCGCGTGCTGCCGTCCATTACCAGGCCGCTGATTTCAACCGCTGCCGCCCCACCCCCACAAGCACAACCCGCTGCCACAGCAGTGGCCCGCCCAAACCGCCGCACCAAGGCCGTGGAAGCCAAGGCAAAAGAGGCAGAGTCCAAGCGCGCGGACTACTTCAGCCCAGGAAACATCGTCAAGAGCTTTGGCGGCCACGACGAGGTTTTGTCCTACACGCCCACCGCTGGTGGCGGGTTCACCGTCAAGGTGCATGAGGTCAAGAAGAACGACCAAGGCGAGTGGGTTCGACTTGGCAAACCGCAGGACGCCCGCCAGCACGCCACCAACCCCGATGCACGCGAACTGGCAGCCGGCCCCGTTGCAAGGCTGAACCCGCAGCCGGGCGCCGAGGTTAAGTACAGCGAGCCACGGGCAGATGGGGCGCCGTTCCAAAACGCCCCAGGCCGTGGCAGGGCACCAGTACAGGACCAGGCCAATCCCGCTGCACCAGAGCCCGCACCCAAGACGCTGAAAGAGCGCCGGGAGCAGGCCAAGGCAACGCCAGGACGCAACGGCCCGAACGTCATCATCAACCGCCTGGGCCCGGATGGGCTGACCGACGCCGAGCGCGCGGCAGGCAAGAAGCCGTACAACGACCCGCCAGCGCCACCTGCTGACGACAAGACAGTCAAGAGTTTGTTTGGAAACGCCCCTCTCAAGGGAGCATCCGGCAAGATGGATACTCTGGGTGGCTTCTCTGCCGGCGACCGCGTGAAGGTCAGTGGCCGCACCATCGGCGACTCGACCGTCGAGTTCCTGTTTACGCGCGACATGGCAGGGTTCAGTGAGCCAGGCCAGATGGCGCAAATTGTGAATGCCGACGGCAAAAGGCTTCAGGTGCTCACGTCTGAGTTGCAGCGCATCGACGCCGCGCCCGACCTGCAGACCAGCGTGGCAGTGCGGGAACTGGCTGCACGCGCAGCGGCATTGCAGACCCCACCGGCCGCGGCACCGGCCCCGAGCGCCAACACCGTCTTCACCGAAGACGCCGCCGCAGCCGCCCGTGCCCGCCTGAAGGCCAAGCTGGGCCGCCTGAGTTCCGGCATCGACCCCGAGACGATGATGGACGGCATCACGCTGGCCGGCTACCACGTCGAGAAGGGCGCCCGCACGTTTGCCGCCTACGCCCGCGCGATGGTCGACGACCTGGGCGATGCGGTGAAGCCGTACCTTCAATCCTGGTACATGGCCTTGCGCGCCGACCCGAAGGCAGCCGCTTTCAAGGCCGACATGGACAAGGCCAGCGCCATTGAAGATCTGACGCCCCCCCAGATTGAAGCGCTGCTGGCGCCAAATGACGCCAACCAGACGGCTCAAAAAGCGCAGAATGAGGCGCCAAAGGAGAACCCAGATGATTCCCCCACTTCAGGATCTGCGCCTGCGGTCAATCAGCCGCTGGCTCAAAGACCAGAGCCCAGCACTGCCCGCCGCGGTGCTCAACAGCCGCGCAAGCGAGCTGGACGAGCAGATGATCGAGTCGTTCGAGGAACGGGAGGACTCGTTGAAAGCGCAGCGGATGAAGGAGCGCCGCTGGGGGACGGAGGAAAGCCTGACACGGTTCCCGCTGGAGCGGATGGAACTGTGGCAGGAGGTGTGCAGCGAGTTCCTACCCGTGACTTCCGACCAGCCGCAGGAGACCTGAAGCGCGAGGGTTCGTGGTTTGCCACGGCTGCACGCAACATTGACCTGATTGAACTGGCTCTGCGCATCCAGGCCGAAAAGCGAGTGGCCACGCCGCAGGAACAGGCTCAACTTGCGAAGTACGTGGGCTTTGGCGCCAGCGAGATCAGGAACAACCTGTTCCCGGTGCCGTCGCAGTGGGCCCGCCAGCAAGACCCCAAGCGCCTGATCTGGCCAGACTTGGTGCGTGAAGCGCGCTGGAAGCCGCTGGCCGAGCGCATGGCCGCGTTGCCAGAAGAGTGGCAGCGTTCGGTGCTTCAGTCAACGCAGTATGCCCACTACACCAGCGAAGGCGTGATCCGTTCCGTGTGGAGCGGCCTGCAGCGCCTGGGCTTTACCGGCGGCAAGGTGCTGGAGCCAGGCATGGGCATCGGCAGCTTCAACATGCTGATGCCAGACACGGTGCACGCCACCAGCCGTTACACCGGTGTGGAGTTCGACGGACCGACCGCGCTGATTGCGCAGATGCTGTCTCCCGACCAGAACATGCTGCACGAGGACTTCATCAAGCGGAAGTTCCCGCGTGACTTCTTCGACCTGGCGGTAGGCAACCCGCCTTTCTCGCAGACCAAGATTCTTGGCGACCCGGACTACGAAAAGTTTGGGTTCATGCTTCACGACTTCTTCTTTGCCAAGAGCCTGGATCGCGTGCGGCCAGGTGGCCTGCTGGTGTTTGTCACCAGCAAGGGCACGATGGACAAGCAAAGCGACAAGGCCCGGAAGTATCTGGCCGAGCGCGCCGACTTGCTGGGCGCCATCCGGCTGCCGTCTACCGCCTTTGAGGACAACGCCGGCACCAGCGTTGTCACCGACGTTCTGTTCCTGCGCAAGCGCGCCCCTGGCCAGGAGCCGGCAGGCCCGGCGTGGACCGGCGTGCAAACCATCGACACCAAGGATGGCCCCGTCGTAGTGAACGAGTATTTTGCGGCGAACCCCGGTATGGTGCTGGGCGAGCAGCGCATCAACGGCAACGTGGACGACTTCGGCCGGCGCATCAACAGCAATGGCATGGGCGGCGCCAAGTACACGGTGGTGAGCTACGACTCCACGCCTGAGCAACTGGACGAGCGTTTTGCCAAAGCCATCGAAAGCCTGCCAGAAAACGTGTATTCGCCCCTGAGCGCCAACAGCGAGCAGGTGAAGCGCGAAACGGCCAAGGTGGACTTTGACCCGTCGATCAAGCGCGAGGGTGTTGTGTACCTTGGCGCCGACGGCAAGCTGCGCCGCGTGCAGAGCGGTGTTGGCGTGGCCCTGGCCGATGGCATGAAGTTGTCGGCCAAAGACGAAGCCTGGTTCAAGGGGTACGTGGGTGTGCGCGACATGGTGCAGGCCGCACGGCTTGCCCAGGTGCAGGACGGCGATTGGGAGAAGGCGCTGAAGGCGCTAAACAAGGCTTACGACGCATTCCGCAAAGAACACGGCCCAATCAACGACTTCCGCACGCAGACCCGCCGCGGCACCGACGAAGAAGGCAACGAGGTCACGACCGAGATCCGCATCTTCAAGAACCGGCGCCTGTTCCGCGAAGACTACGACAGCGCCGTCATGACGCAACTGGAGGTCATCAACGAAACCGGCGAGATCATCAAAGCCCCGTTCCTGCTTGGCCGCACCATCGGCAAGCCTGTGGTGCGCGAGGTCAAGACCGTGGGTGACGCGCTGGCCGTGTCGTTGGATGAAACCGGTCGGCTGGACCTGGACGACATTGCGCGCCGCATGAGCTTGAGGCGCGACGAAGTGGTCGACGCGCTGGGCACTCAGATCTACAAGGCCCCTGGCGGCCAGTGGCAACTGTCGGACGAGTACCTGTCCGGTGACGTGGTGGCCAAACTTGAGGAAGCCGAGCTTGCCGCGCGCCTTGACCCAAGCCTCGCGCGCAACGTGCAAGCTCTGAAGGAAGTTCAACCCGAGAAACTTGGCCCGTCGCAAATCAGCGTGAAGGCCGGCGCATCATGGGTTCCTGCGGAGTACGTCAATGACTTTGCCAAGGAAATCGGCGCAGGCGCTGTGACGTTCGATTCCAAGACCGAATCTTGGCAAGTCCAGGGCGGCAACGAGCGCAGCGCGCGCCGGGCTGGCGCTGAGTACGGCACCGCCGATCGTTCGCCTTCGGAGTTGCTGGAGTCTGTGCTGAACAGCCAGAGCATCACGATCAAGCGCACCGATGCCGACAAGAAGGTTTACACCGACGCGGCGGCAACCACGGCGGCCAACGAAATGGCACGCAAGATCAAGGAGAAGTTCAAGGGGTGGGTGTGGACTGACGCCGACCGCGCAAGCAACCTGGTGGAGATCTACAACAAGCGCTTCAACAACATCGCGCCGCGCCGTTTCGACGGCTCGCACATGACGCTGCCTGGGGTGAGCCTGCGGTTTAGCCTGCATCCGCACCAGAAGCGCGCGATCTGGCGCCAGGTGCAGACCGGCGACACCTACCTTGCGCACGCGGTGGGCGCCGGCAAGACCATCGAAATGATTGCCGGCGGCATGGAGCAAAAGCGCCTTGGGCTCATCAGCAAGCCCATGTACGCCGTGCCAAACCACATGCTGGAGCAGTTCGCCAACGAGTTCATGGAGCTCTACCCGCTGGCCAACATCATGGTGGCCGACGACGAAAACTTCTCAGCCGAGCGCCGCAAGGCTTTTGTGGCCGCCGCCACCTTGAACGCCCCTGACGCCATTGTCATCACTCACAGCGCGTTTGAGCGCATTGGTGTGAAGGAGGAAACCGTCGCTCCCATCCGCGATGAGATTCTGGACGACCTTCAAACCGAACTGGAGGACAGCGACAAAGGCGACCGCGTGCGCCGGGCGCAGCTGCAGCAGCAGATCGAGGCTGTGGAACAGCGGTTTGACAGCATCGTCGGTGCCGGCAAGAAGGACTCGACCATCAAGTTCGAGGACATCGGCGCCGATTTTGTCTACGTGGATGAGGCCCACGCTTTCCGCAAGCTGGACTTCACGACGAACCAGAAGATCAAGGGCATTGACCCCAACGGGTCACGCAGGGCCCTGGATATGTACGTCAAGACCCGCTACCTGGGCCGCAAGAAGCCAGGTCGCGCAATGGTGTTTGCGTCTGGCACGCCGGTGACCAACACCATGGGCGAGCTTTACACCATCATGCGGTTCTTCTCACCCCAAGAGTTGAGCCGGGGTGGCATTGCAACCTTCGACGCTTGGGCGCGGCAGTTCGGCGAGGCAGTGCCTGCACTGGAAGCCAACGCCGCCGGCCGGTACGAGGTAGTGGAGCGCTTCGCCAAGTTTGACAACGTGCCCGAACTGATGTCACGAGTGCGGCAGTTCATGGACGTGCTGACGTCGGAACACCTGGGCGCCTTGGTCAAGCGGCCAGACATTGAGGGCGGCAAGCCTGACCTTATCACGGTAGATCCTACCGAGGCCCTGAAGAAGTACATGAAGGGCGTGCTTCTGCCGCGCCTGGAGCAGTCGCGCAAGTGGAAGCCGACGAAAGATCAGCCGTTCAACCCCGACCCCGTGATCGCCATCACCAGTGACGGCCGTTTTGCCGCGCTGGACCCGCGTTTTGTTGGGGAAAAGATCGACGAGAACGCAACCCCGACCAAGCTCACGCGCATGGCCGACGAGGTGGCGCAGATCTACAAGGCCAGCGCTGGCAACGAATACTTGGACAAGCAGGGCAAGCCAGAGCCTGTCAAGGGCAGCACGCAGATCGTGTTCTACAACCTGGGCTTTGGGGCGCAGTCGATGCAGAACCGCGGCTTCGATGCGCGCGGCACTCTGACCAAGCGTCTGGTGGCGCAGGGCGTGAAGCGCGACCACATCCTGTGGTTTGATGATGCGGACACCGACTCCAAGAAGGAGACGATGTTCAAGGCCATGCGCAATGGCCAGGCCCGTGTGCTGATTGGCAGCGCCAAGAAGATGGGCACTGGTGTGAACGTGCAGAAACGCCTGCTGGCTCTGCACTACTTCGACCCGCCCTGGTATCCCAGCGACGTGGAGCAGCCGCACGGCCGCATCATCCGCCAGGGCAACCAAAACACACTGGCCACCATCAAGTGGTACGCCACCAAGGGCACCTACGACAGCACCATGTGGCAGATGGTGGCACGCAAGCAGCGCTTTATCGACCAAGCGTTCAGCGGCGACAAGTCGCTGCGCACGATGGAGGACATGAGCGAAGCCAGCATGTTCGAGCAGGCCGCCGCGGTGGCCAGCGGAGACCCGAGGGCTTTGCAGTTGGCCGGGTTGCGCCAAGACGTGGAGCGACTGGAACGGCTGCAGGCGGCGCACGCCAGCGAGCAGATTGCACTGCGCAGCGGCCTGCGCAGTGCCGAGTGGAACATTGAGAGCTACGCCAAGCGGGTGAAGACCTACGGCGACGCATTCAAGGCCATCGGCGGCGGGTACTACAGCTTCAGCAGTGCAACGGTTGGCGGCAAGACATTCGACAAGGTAGGTGAGTTCGGCCAGGCGCTGAAGGATGCTTTCAACCAGAAGGCCGCCGATGCAGTCATGGAACCGGGCACCAAGACGCGCGCCCTTGCCACGCTGCCATCTGGCATCACAGTCCGCATGGAGGCCAACGAAGACCGCGAAGGCAAGCCAACCGGCGAACATGAACTGGTGCTGCGTGCCGGGTCCGTCGACATTCAGTTGACCGGCTACGCTGCCGCGCTGGGCGAGAAGGTTGACGCCGTGGGCCTTGGCCGGCGCGTCATCAACGCCGTCAACGGCATCGAGGCAGACTTGAACCGCGCCAAGTCGTCGCTGGCCAACGAGGAAACCGACGCGACGCGGCTGCGCAAGAAACTGGGCGCGCCTTTTGAGTATCAACAAGAACTGGCCGAGAAGATCGGCGACCTGAAGCGCCTGGAAGAAGAACTTCGCGCCGAAGGAGAGGCAGAAGCCCGCGCCGCGGCGGCAGAGGTGGTGATTGACGCCACGGGCGCCAGTGAAGCAGGACAGCCGCGCGCCGACGGCGCCGCGCAGTTCAGCCGCGCCACCGGCCAGTCCACCACCCCCGCCCAGCTTCGCACCGCCCTTGAAACCGAGTTCAGCCCTGAAACCATCGGCGCCCTTGAGCGCGCTGGCCTGCTGACCATTGGCGACCGCCCGACCGCTGGCATGCCTTCAGACGCAGCTGGTGTGAGCCAGGGCGGCAGGATTGGCCTGTTCGCCGGCAACACCCGGCCGGGCTCGACAGCCGTCGCGTACCACGAAGCCCTTCACGCCACGCTCAAGACCAGCATCGGCGAGCAGACCTACGCTGCGCTGCTGGACCGCCTGGCGGCCATCGACAGCAAGGCCATGGCCGGTGGGGCTACGCAGAAGTTCTTTGCCCAGGCGCGGGGTCGCATCCCTGCCGACCTGACGGGCACTGAGCGGCTGGAAGAACTTGCCGCGTACTCGGTCGAGGCCGTGCAAGCCGAACGCGAAGGCACGCCGCTGGCCATCAAGCGCTGGGTGAGCGACTTCCTGGCAGCGCTGCGCGCGGGGCTTTCCAAGGCACTGCAAGCGGCAGGTGTGGGCCTGCGCATCCGGGCGCGGCTGCTGGCCGACCCGGCAACGCTGCGGAAGATCGCGCGCGACGGGCTGCAGGCAATGGCAAGGCAGGGGATGCAGGGCGATGCTGCAATGGCGTTCAGCCAGCCAGCAGCCGGCCCGAAGTGGTACAGCGCACTGAAGCAGTCCATCGCAGGCCTGAGCATGGGCGCAGCGCCGGCCCAGGGTTGGAAGGACAGTATCAAGGGGCTGGTGGCCAAGGGCGCCGTGAAAGCTGATGAAATCGAATGGACCGGCATCAACGAGTTCTTGGACCTGCAGCAAGGCAAGGTCACCAAGGCCCAAGTGATGGCATTCATGGATGCCAACGGGGTGCAGGTAACCGAGACGGTGCTGTCTGACGAAGTAGCGCGTTCGCTGCCCGCTGGTTGGCAGGTTCTGCGCGGCTACGACGACACGTTCACTGTTTCTGATGGCGACGGCAACATCATGGGAGAGGGCGAAACGGCGGCAGAAGCCGTGGCCAACGCGCAAGACGAAGACGCAGCGGCGGACACGCCGTCAATGACCAAGTACGGCCGGTACACCCTGCCTGGCGGCACCAACTACCGCGAGGTGCTGCTGACGCTGCCCACCAAGTCGTCGGGAAAGTATTGGGCCGAAGACGTAGGCACTGTTCCCGGGGTCCAGAACTGGATGGTCGCATCAACGCGCGAATCAGATGGGGAAACCGTGTATCGCGGCAAGAGCCACGGTTCACGCCAATCAGCAGAGCGAGCCATTGCGGAACTTGAAGGCGCGAAGAACTACAAGTCCAGCCACTGGGACCAGCCCAACGTCCTGGCCCACATCCGCCTGAACGACCGCACGGATGCAGACGGCAACCGGGTGCTGTTTGTGGAAGAGGCCCAATCCGACTGGGGCCAGGATGGCAAGAAGAAGGGGTTTGCCAACCCTTCAATGAAGCCGCTCACCAACAAGGAGTACCAGGCCTATCTCGACGGCCTGGTGGATGAGTACGCAGACAAGTTTGCCAAAGAGGCTGGCAGCCGTAGGGATGCTGAACGCAACGCCATCAACATGCCTATGCGTGCACTCGCTGAGGCACTTGGCAAGGCCGACGAGCTCGCCACCATGAGGGCTCGCCGACAAATGGACATTGATGGCGTGGCCGCCGTCCCGCTTGCCCCATTCGTTGGCGCCACCGACAAGTGGCTCACACTGGCCCTGAAGCGCGTCATCAAGATGGCCGTCGATGGCAGCTACGACAAGGTGGCCTTTGTCACGGGCGAGCAAAGCGCGGATCGGTATGACCTGAGCAAGCAGGTGGACTCCATCCGCATCACACGAGTGGGCGCCGATGAGTTTGATGTGGCCGCCGCCGTGAAGGGTGGCGGGCGGGGCATCAGCGAAACCGGCCTGTCACTTGCACGGCTTGAAGAAACTGTCGGCAAGGAGTTGGCAAAGCGCGGCGCTGCATTGCCCGAGGGCGTCGGCGAAACCTACACCGACACGGACCTGAAAGTCGGCGGCGAAGGCATGAAAGCCTTCTATGACCAGATCGTCCCTGCCGCTACCAAGGCCCTGCTGAAGAAGCTGGGCGGCGGGCAGATGGAGGCTGTACCAATCGCGGCAGTTGAACAAGGGTTGCGAGTCAAGCCGGTTGACAGCCCGTTTGGCAAATTTGTTCTTGTCGATGGAAGCGGCAAAGAAGTAGGACTATTTGAAACGGAAGCCGAGGCAAAGGCTTACATTCGCCAAGCGGCGAAGCCGCAGCCCGGATTCGCCATCACCCCCCAGATGCGCGAGAAGGCCAGCGGTGGAATGCCGCTGTTCAGCCGCACCGACCAGACCGCCACCGAAGCATTCAAGCGCTGGTTGTCAGCGTCATTGGCATTCGACGGCCGGCCGGATGCCTTTGCGGCGGAACATGGCGGCGACAGCTTGGCGAGTGACGCCGCATTCGTGCGCAATTTCTTTGATACGCGAACCGTTCAAGAATTTGGACTTGGCGGCTTCGACATCCCAAGTCGGCGCGTTGTGATGCGTCGAGTGCTCGGAGTGCTTGAAGATTTCAAGATTCGCCAATCTGTTGTCCAACTTATCCCCGTTGATGTGGTGAACATCCTCGGAGCGAAGCAGCTTACGCCCAAGATGCTTTTCAACGACATGGCGATGCTCACGGATTTGCTTGCCGGCAACCGTAATGATTCGATACCCCTTGCGGTCGATGAAACCGCAAAGGTTGCTGACGCTGTAGCAGCGGTGACTGCAGAACATCTTGCCGCGAACCCCAAGCTCGGAAGATCGTCTGGTAACGACGGTGCCGCATTGGGCGCAGGGCATCGTGATGCTGCCGCCCTTCGCCAAAGCGGAGCAGGCGTGCTTGCAGTAGACATTCCCGCTGGGCGAAACGGCAGACGGGAACCGGAGAACGGGCGTGGAGCACTGAGCGCAAGAGTAGAGACTTTTCATGACAGGCAACGCATTAAACATGCGATAGCCTACAACGCAGAGTCCGGCACGTCAACAATAAAGACGTTCAACCCCGCAAGCCCTGACATCAGATTTAGCCGCACCATGGGCGAGACTCTGCGCGAGGCCGTGCCATCCGCCGCACAAGAGTGGATTGCCGACCGCGCCACCTCACAGCGCGGGTTCAACCGCCCGTGGCACCGCACCGTGGGCACCCAACTGCACAAGGCCAAGATCAACAAGGACTTCGGCCGGGTGTACTACGCTGCCCAGGACTTCATGAAGGACGTAAGCCGGATTGCCACCCTGGCATCCGACCGCGCGCCCGACATGCTTCCCCAGATCGAAACCCTGTCTGACATGGCAAAGTTGGCGCCGAGCCTGGCAAGCCCCGCAGCCTACAAGCAGCGTAAGGCCGACATCAAGGGTGCGAGTGATGCGCTGTTTGACGGCACGCTGCGCTACACCCGAAACGACGACGGCGAAGCTGTGGCCGTGGATCCTGACAGCAATGAACTGGGCGGGCTGGTGTGGACAGACGCCGAACTGCGCGACCGTGGCATGAGCGAGCGGGCCATCAAGATGTACCGGCAAAGCCGTGAGGCCATCGACCAGAGCCTGGACAGTATGCTGGCGGCAGACCTGTTCCGCCAAGCCGGTGTACTGAAGCCTGAAATGCTGGCCGACACCCCGAGCGCGCACCAGGCGCTGCTGGACGGCATGCGCAAGGCCGCTGCGTCCGACAACCCAGCGCAGGTCGGGCAGATGCTGCGCGAGGCCATTCGCGGACAACTTGAATCGTTGGGCACGGCCCTGGAAGGTCAGCCCAACCAGTACACAGACGGCCTGAAGCAGCGCCAGCAGGAACTGCGCGACCTGCAGGTGGCCATTGGCGAGAAGATCGAGCGCATCGGTTCGCTGAAGGCATCCGGCTACGCTCCGTTGATGCGTTTCGGACCTTACGCCGTGGACGTGATCGACGCTGACGGACAGCGCATTTTCTTTGGCCTGTACGAGGGCCAGGCCGCCGCCAACCAGGCCGCGCGCAACTTCCGTGGCCAAGGACTGCAGGTCAGCCAAAGCGTGATGCCGCAAAGCGACTTTGAAGCGCTGAAGGGTGTCAGCCCTGAAACGGCCATGCTGTTTGCTGAAATGCTGGGCGTGGAGAAGAACGAGGCCATGCAGACGTGGTTGAAGAACGCGGTGGCCGAGCAGTCGGCCCTGAAGCGCCACATCCGCCGCAAGGGCATTGAAGGGTTTGACGAGGACGGCAGCCGCGTGCTGGCCGCTTTTGTGACCAGCAACGCCCGCGCCGCATCGCGCGCCCTGCACGCTACCCGCATGGCTGACGCTGTGGAGAACGTGCGCCAGGGTGACGTGAAGGACGAGGCCCGCGCGCTGGTTGAGTACATCAACAACCCCAAGGAAGAAGCGCAGGCCATCCGTTCGCTGCTGTTCGTGCAGTACATCGGCGGCAGCGTGGCGTCAGCGCTGGTGAACCTGACCCAGACCCTGGTGCAGACGCTGCCCTACCTGAGCCAGTACGGCGGGGCTGTGAAAGCCGGGCAGCGCCTTTCCGGGGCTATGAAACTGGCCCTGGCCGACAAGATCACAGACACGGAACTGTCCGACGCTGTGAAGCGCGCCGAGAAGGATGGCGTCATCAAGCCGCAGGAAGTTTTCCAGCTGCAGGCCGAGGCCAGCCGCAGCCTGGGGTCCAACCTGTACGTGCGATCACTGCTTTCGGCCTGGGGATCAATGTTCCAGATGGCCGAGGTGTTCAACCGCCGCGTGGCCTTCATCGGCGCCTACAACACCGCCAAGGAACAGGGGATTGCGGACCCGTTCGCTTTCGCGGAAAACGCGGTGGATGAAACGCAGTCCGTGTTCAACAAGGGCAACCGGCCAAACTGGAGCCGCGGCGCCGTGGGTGCCACCTTGTTCACCTTCAAGACCTTCACCATCCAGTACGTGGAATTCCTGAAGCGCCTTTCGACCGCTGGCGAGCCTGGCTCACCTGAGCGCAAGCAGGGTCAGCGCGCCGCTGCCGTGGCGCTGATGATGCTGATGATCCTGTCGGGCATGAAAGGCATTCCGTTTGCTGATGATGCAGAGGATTTGGTTGACACCGTGGCGCAGGCCCTGGGCTACAACTGGGTGACCGATGCGCAGCGCGACCGCTGGCTGGACAAGATGCTGGGCGAAACCATGTCAGACATCGTGCAGCATGGCCTGAGCGGCGTGCCCGGTGTGCCGTTCGACGTGTCGCAGCGCCTTGGCATGGCAAACCTGCTGCCCGGCACCGGGCTGCTGAAGCAGTCGGAAACCAACAAGCAGAACCAGGTGCTGGAAGTATTTGGCGTGGCCGGGTCAGCGGTAAAGGATGCCACCCAAGGCCAGGTGCTTCCGTTGGCCATCCGCAACCTGATGAAAGGCCTGGACACCTACCAGACCGGCATGTACCGCGACAGCAGGGGGCGCAACGTGGTTGAGTCTGACGGCTTGGGCGCGGCATTGAAGGCCATAGGCCTGCAGCCTTCGCGGGTGGCCAGCGCCCAACGCGACATTGGCCGGCAGATCGAGGAACGCAACCTGTACAGTGCGGTGAAGGAAGAAATCACCGACGCCATGGCGCAAGCCCGCTTCGACAAAGACGCAAACGCCGCCAAACAGGCTGCTGCTGCGCTGAATAAGTGGAACGACACCAACCCCGAGGCGCCCATCATCATCAAGTCCCACACCATTCAGGCCCGCGTGCGGCAGATGATGCGCAGCAAGGCAGAGCGCACCATTGCCAACGCGCCCCGGCCGCTGCGGGCCGCCACGGCAGAGGCCTTGCAGTGATCGGCGCTGGGCTGATTGTTGCTGGGTATCTGACCGTGGTATTCACATTCGGCTGGCCGGGCCTGTTGGTTGCGGCCGTGCATCTGGGAGTGCTGGCGCTTGGGCTGAAAAGCAAGAAGTGACTCGTACCGGCTGACAATTTAGGCCAACCCAGCATCAAACTAGGGTGAGTTGACTTCGCATAGGTGTCGTGTTCAATGTGGACACGCCTGCGGATGTGTGTCTGCGTCAGGCGGATGGAGCGCCTGTGAGCAAGACAAACCAGTGGAGCAACGAGTTTCTGTTGCTGGCATTCAACAACCAGGCGACGGGCCTGGACGGCGATTCAACCGGGTTGCGCGGCAGTGCTACTGCTGGCGTCTATTGGATCAGTCTTCACACGGCTGACCCGGGTGAACTGGGCGCCCAAAACACATCTGAAGTCGGCTATACGGGGTACGCGCGCGTCAGCGTAAATCGTGCCGCTGGTGCAGGTGGCTTTACCGTTGCGGATGGCGTTGCATCCTTTGCGTCAAACGTCGAGTTTCCGCTTGGTGTTGGAGGTACTGGAACCGCAACACACTGGGGCATTGGAACAGGCCAAACGGGCGCCGGCAAACTTCGTTGGAAAGGGGCGCTAGACCCCGCCGTGGTGTGCGGTAACGGGGTCCGACCGCTGATTTTGGCCGGGCAGGTAGTCACAGAAACCTGACCATGCCGATAGCCGCTGCAGACCTATACACAGCGCCGTTGGGGACCGCAGTAGTGCGGTTTGGCAATGGGCTGGGTGTTCCGCAATTTACGCAACAGCCGGTGAGCGTTGTTGCCAATGCGCCAGCAGCGGCCACATTCACGGCCACGGTAATCGGGGCAACATCGCTCCAATGGCAGCGGACAGCGCCAGGCGGCGGGGCGTTTTCCGACATCAGCGGCGCCACTTCAAGCAGCTATACAACCGCAGCTACCGATGACATTCATGACAGCGGAAGGCAGTACCGGTTACTTGCCTCAAACCCTGCCGGGGAGACGTTCAGCAATGTCGTGACGCTGACAGTACTGCGCAGTGTGGCGCCAGTCACAGGAACCATACCGCAGTACCTGACAAGCGATGGCGGCATTGCTGCAGCCGGCATGAACTACTCTGGTCCTACACGAACCAAGTGGCACAACAGGCTTGGTTTCGACTGGATCAGGCCCAACACCATGGGCAACTGGCGTGATTCTGCACAGGTGGCTGAGGGCGCGACGCCGTTTGCATCGTCGGCTGCAGTTACGACAGTGGGCCAGGTGGTAAGCATCACAGCCACGGCTCTGCTCAATCGCTGGATCAGCACAGGCCACAACAGGGGTGCTTATCTGGCTGTCACCAGCGGCAGTCTCTTCCCTGTCGTATTCCATGGGCGGACTGACCCAACGCCAGCGCTGCGCCCGAGGCTGACGGTGGTCACGTCAACGGGAACGTTCGTATTGACGGCGCAGTGCAATGCCTGGTGGTCAATCAGCTCGTTCACGGCCGCTGGCAGCGCTGCTGAATGGCGCCTGTCACGGGACCAATCGCCCGGCGTGCTACGTTTTGACTTGAGCACACTGACCGGAACGGTGACCAGCGCCACGCTGGCATTCACCGTGAAGAGTTTCCCGAACGGCGGCAGCACGGGCCAGGTGATCGGTTTGTTTGAGCTGGACCCGCCAGGCATCATTGACCCCACGGGCGTGCAATCCCCGGTAGCTGGCCTGCTTACCGGGTACTCCACATTCAATGCCTTCAAGTCGGCCGGCCTGTCGTCTGTGCTTTTGGCTGATGACTTCGAGTCACCAGGCCCATTCGATGCTGGCTTTACGCCACCTGCCACGCGCGCCCTGAACCAGGGCACTGGCACCACCTATGCGCGCGGCACCATCGCAAGCGGCGGCGCCCCAGATTCCGGCACCCCCAGTGCAGACAACAACAAGGCGGTCAGTTCAGGAACTGGGCTTCGCGGGGCGCCGAACGTGGTGTATGAGGAGTTGTTCGGCCACTACGCCTGGTACATGGAGTCAACCTTCGGCACGACGCAGGAAGACGCCATCAAGATCCCGGCAATGGGCGTGCAGTTTGGCATATGGAATCCGGTGGGCTACTGGCAGCAAACCACCGGGAATGGCGGCTCCCGCGGCACCGGCTTGAAGGTAGACCGAGGCGGATCAACAAACTTTGAATACCAGGGCCACAGCATTCGACTGCTGACCGGTACGTCACCAAAGGCAGGGGACGACGACCCCTACAACGGGCTGTTCGGTCTGGGCGTGTACCCGTACAACCTGGACCAAGTGGATGACAACCCGGCCGGCGAAGCAGTGCCATACGTGGCACTGAAACGCGAAACGTGGTACGACATCGACATTAGGGTCAAGCAAAACACCGTTACAGGCGCGCAAGACGTGCTTGGCAACTACGCAACCGCCAACGCTGACGGCATTTACCAGATCTGGATCAATGGTCTGCTGGTCTACAGCAAGACGACATTCCGCTGGCGCCGTCATCTGGAATTTGGCGTGCAAGGGTTGTGGATTGATGTGTACCACGGCGGCAAAACTCCTGCGCTTGTTGACATGCACTACCGTGTTGACCGGGCGGCCATCGCCACTGCTTACATCGGCCCGCCGCTGAACGCTATTCCAGTCTGGGTCACGTCAATCACACCGGGGGAAATGGCGACGTACACAGGTGGCGGTTCGGTGGTCACCAACAACTTCAGGTCGGTGGTGTCGCCCCTGTACGACGAGTTTTACTCGGTCAAGATCGTCAATGACTTCTCCGGTGCCGCGGCCAATCCTTGGTGGGGCACGCTGGGCGCCAAGATGTTCAAGGGCGCTGGGCATTCTGCGTCAAACGACAACAGCACGATGGTTCTGGAGTATGGCCAGACAACGATGACGTGGAAGCGGGTTGTAGACCCCAGTCCGTGGACCTATTCAGGTACAGGGGCTCCGCGCGACACCAGCGCAGAGTACACAAACCAGATGAACTACACCTGGGGCGAGTACCTGGTTGATGGCAAGCCGATGTCTTTGCACAGCTACGGGATGCTATGTGTGCAAGGCCCAGACGCTGGCGGCGCAGCCAACGGAACGATGTTGCTGCCCGCAATACTTGCCGGGCAGGTGGGCAGCTTCAAAGCGCAAGCAGCGCACGCTCTGCCTCTGACGAGCACCACTACGGCGCCGGTCTGGGCGCGTGCCAGTACAACCGCTCCCACAATCAGCGGTGACCCGGTTGGCCTTGCCGCTTACGTGCCGGCTCAGCGCCGTGTGTACCTGACCTACGGCAACGACTCCGGGGTGGTCCGGTGGCTTGACACTGTGACTCAATCATGGGTCACCGGGTCAGGGACAGGTTTTGCCCTGGCGCAGCACCTGTACGCAGCCGGCGAGTTCTACGCCACGATGGTCGCGGTGCCGGAACGAGACTTGCTGCTCGTACTGGGCCGTTCAAACACAACTGGCAACCTAGTCATCCAATGGATGGCTGTCGGCGCCGCAGTCAATCAGCCAACCCTTGGCGGCACAGCCGCGCTGTCGGCTGCGCTGACGCTTGAAACGCCGTGGACATCAGCGACATGGTGCCCGGACAACGGGAAGTTGCTGATCATCGGCGTGGCTGGCGACTTGGGCGCGGTCCACGAAGTGGCCATACCAACGCTTCCGGCGTCGCAGACATGGCAGGTCACGCGCGTGCCATTGGGCGCCGGGCAAACGCTCAGCAACACGATGGCTGGCTCTGTCGGCAACGTGTTCGGCAAGTGGGGCTATGACCGCAGGATCAAAGCGGTGGTGTTTGTGCCCGTGGTCAGTCTGTCGAACGACCAGGTGTACGTTTACCGACCGCTCAATACCTAACCGAAAACAGCCATGGCAGTCACTCATATCTCCAGCTTCAGCGGCGGCACAAACTTTTCCGCTACGCACAGTGAAGCAGGCGTTGCTTGCGGCACTGGATCGAATCGGGTTGCATACGTTCTGCTGGGGCGCATCAACAACAGCACCCCTGAGCCCACGACTTGCAGCGTAGGGTCTGACACGCTTACAGCCAGTGGTGCTGGGCCGTTCACGGACAGCACAGGGCGCAAGTGGCGCCTGTTCTCTGGCGCCCTGACAGTCACGGGAACACAGACCGTTTCCGGGGCCTGGAGCACCGATGACGGTTTTGCTCTGATGTCCGGTGTGATCTTGCAAGTGGCAGACAGCGCAACCCACATTGCCGATCTGGTTACGGGCGCTGCTGTGAGCAGCACGGCCATGGATCTGACGGTGGCCGCCAGCGGTGCAGGCGACGCCGTGCTTCTGAGCTACCAAAATGACGGCCACCTAGTCACGACTGGCGCTGGTACAACAGCACTTCCCGCCCAGGACGGCGTAAACGGCACGCCGGCTCCTATCTACTTCCAGGCGCTCACAGAAGCCATTTCCGGCGCGGGCAACGTAGTCATCGGCGGTACGACAGCAACGCCCGCAGAGTGGCGCGCGGTTGCGTTCCGTGTCCCTTCTGATTCAGGCGGTACGCCGCCGACGATCACGTTGCAGCCGACCAATCAAACGGTAACGGCGCCTGCAACGGCAACGTTTACCGCGTCGGCAACCGGTTCGCCAACACCGACAGTACAGTGGCAGCGCAACGGCACCAACATCAGCGGGGCGACATCCTCCAGTTACACGACGCCGTCCACGGCAGTGACGGGCGGCTCAGCCAACAACGGTGACGTTTACTCGGCGCGCTTTACAAACGCTTTAGGGTTTGTGCAGACATTGAATGTGACGCTGACGGTCAGTGCTTCCGGCACAGCTCCCAGCATTGCGGTACAGCCAGCTAGCCAATCTGTGTTTTCTGGGGCTACTGCGACTTTCACGGTTTCGGCTGCGGGCAGCGGCACGCTTACCTACCAGTGGCGCCGCAATGGGTCGAACATCAGCGGGGCCACATCAGCCAGCTACACCACACCGGCAACGACAGTGGCTGGTGGATCAGCCAACAGCGGCGATGTCTACAGCGTGGTGGTGACTGGCGACACGTCGCCGGCCGCGACGAGCAGCAACGCGACGCTTACGGTCACCGCGGCGGCCACCTTCAGCATGACCTTCGGGCCATTTGCCCTGAATACAGGTGCTGGCCAGCGGGTTGCTGGTGAGGCTTTTGACTGGTGGGCATTTTCTGGGGTGGTGATCGGCGGCGACATCGACGCAGCGACACGGCGCAGGGGATCTGGCACTTTGAACGCATCTGGCCTTGCAGTCATTGCCGGCTTGCCTTCGGCCGGAAGTTGGGAGGTGCAGGTGCGGTTCCCGGGTGATGCAGAGCCCGAAAAGGGCACCATGCGCGACACCTTGACGGCGGCCTGATATGTACCGCAATTGGTCAGCCCGCATCCCTGCAGGCCCATCGCTTGGGCGCTACATCAGCGGCACCTGCAGGGTCGGCTGGTTGGGCGCTGACATTTTGTCGGCCACGGCATCAGGAGCTTTTGGCGCCGGCATATTCAACAACGATCAGATCGACCCGCTGAAGCGGTACAGCGCAAGACTTGCGAGCAGTACGTTCCCTGCTGGCGCGTTTACTCTGAGAGAGCGCGGCGATGGAGAGTTCACCGCGAATGGGTTTGCCACCTTTGTGCTGTTTGAGAACGGCGCACAGTACGGCAACTCATCGTTCAGCGGCGTCATAGGTGGTCAAACACCGACATCTGCAATACCTGCGGTCGGATCGTCGCAAACTGGGATGCTGATAGGGTCGGCCACCATTACCCCATTCATCAGGGCGACGCGCGCCCGTGTCGCGTCCGGGTTGTCTTCTGTGTCTGCCATTGGCGCGGCGTTGGGCGTTGCAGTGACGCCAAGGCCGCGCGTGTCGCTTGACCGCTGGCTTCCATTTGTCATGCCATACGTTACCGGCTGCCCAGAAGATGCCGCCATTCACAACATCAGACAGTCGGCGATAGAGTTTCTTGATAAGACGGGCGTGTGGCAAGAAACACTGCCAGCAAAACTGACAATCTCTGGCGATTCGCTATACACGCTTGATATTCCGGCCGCGTCGGCTCCAGTCAAGATTCTTGAATACAAGCTCGATGATGTGTATGGGAAAGTAAGTGATGGCAGCGCAGTGGCATCGGCTGTCGCATCTGCGAAATTGGTTGATCGAGAGACTGTCGAACTGACGCCAACCCCGCAAAAGACGGGGCAGCAAATGGTGTTTGTCGTCACGCTGAAGCTAACGCAAGCAGCGACGGATGTCACGAACGAGGTTTTTGAGCACTACGCGCAAGACATCGCGGATGGGGCGGTTGCAAGGATCTTGAAAATCGCCGGGCAGTCATGGACTAATCTGCCCGAAAGCAAGATACGCGAAGCTGCGTTCAATGCTGCCGTCGATAAAGCGCAGTGGCTCAGACAAAAGGGCTTTGGTCGGACGACGCAACGAGTCAAAGCCGTATGGTTCTGAAGACTGACATGCTCCGCTCCCCCCTTCGCCCCGCGCTCTCCCCCGCACTGCGGCACCCGCTTGAGCCTGGGGTTGGGGGTGCGCCTCTGTCGCTCACAGCGCAAACCCAGGCCATAGCCCAAATATCAGGCCGCGTTGCTGGGGTTTACGACACGCAAGACCTGACGACGATGTATTCGTCGCGCACCGGGTCTACGCTAATCGGCACGCCTGGGAACGGCACCGCGCAGTTTGTGGGGCGGTGGGAGGATATTTCCCAGGGGCGGGTGCTTGGGTCAGATCGCCTGTCGGGTGCCGGGTCTTTCCCATCCACGTCTGGGTGGGTTCCTGACAGCGGGTGCACGCTGTCTGCCTCAGGTGGTGTGCTGACTGTTACGACCACGGGAGACAACACTTTTGCAGTGCAGCGGACGGGTGTCTATGTCATTGGCGAATCGTTCCTGGTTGAGTTCACCTATTCTGCAAATGCCGCGACAACGATTCGTTTGCGTGACTCTGGCACTACGTTCTGGTCAGAGACGGCGTCGCTGACGCCCAAATTCATTAGCGTCGTAGTCACACCCCTCAGTAGCACGACCTTTGAATTTGGGGTGACGGGCGGCACGGTCACAGCATTCACCGTGTCGGGGCTGACCGTAAAAAAGAACCCCGGCCACCACGCCCTAGCCCCGAACGACACCACCGGCCGGCCGCAGTTGTCGGCGCGGGTGAATCTGCTGACGTATTCTGAGGATTTGTCGAATGCGGCTTGGCCGAAGACTCGGCTAGCCACCGTGGTCAGTAATACTTTGATTGCCACGGCAGTTTCAGACACGCATTTTGCGCAACAAAGCACAATGGATACTGGCGTATCCTATAGCTGGTATGCTGAAGTCGAGGATGTGGGCGCGAGGTATTTTGCAATTGGTCAGGGCGTTACTCTCACTCGCTCGCTAATCGTTGACCTGCAAACTGGATTGGCAACCTATACCGGCGCAACAGTTACTGGCGTTTCTATCGTTGCACGAACTGGTGGTGGGTGGGTAATCCGCGCCAGCTATGCTGCAGCAGCGACGGCAGTGCTCACAATTGGCCCGTCTGCCAGTGGTTCGTGGACTGTTTTAGGCGATGGAGTCGCCGGGGTTCGCGTTCATCGAATTGACAGCCGCCCCACAAACATTCACGCAGCCGGTTCAATCCCCGCATACCAGCGCGTCGTTGATGCAGAAACCTACGACTCCGTAGGCTTCCCCTACCGCTTCATCCCCAACGGCACCGGGCAGGCTTTCCAGACGAGCACGATTACTCCGGGGAGTGATACGGTTACGGTGGTTTCTGGGTTGCGGAAACTGAGTGATGCGTCAAGGCAAATTGTGCTGGAACACGGAAACTGGGGAACTCCGTTGTCCGGGTCGCTTACCCTAAATGCGCCGACCTCAGGCCCGGCACAATATGTATTCTCGTCTGGCGGCACCACTGCGGTTAACTCATCGACTGCTGTGATTGCGGCGCCCGATACGGCGGTCATGACGCTACACGGTTCCATAAGCGCACCAAGCGCGAGCATAAATCGCAACAACGGCACTCCCGTTGTAGTGACTACAACGCAAGGCACCGGAAACTATCTTGCCTACTCGCTCAACATCTTCGGCCGCAGTGTTGCATCAGGCGGCTCACTCTGGTTTGGTGGCCAAGGTTTCCGTCAATTCGTCTGCTTCGGCCCGGCCCTAAGCGCTGGTGAAACCGCCACGGTTGAATCCTGGGTCAACGAATCCGCAAAGGCGTACTGACATGCCAATCGTTACCCTTTATGTCGCCGCAGCAGATGCACAAGCCGCGCACGAATACGCGCAGATTCTGGCCGCAGAAAACGGCACTCCTGACGATGTGCTGGGATTCTTCCAGCGCGTCAAGTGCTACTCCGAAAACGCCTACGACGAAGACATCGAAAACGGCACAGAACGCGTCGTCGGCTACATCGAATCCGGCGACTGCCCGCAGTACCTGATTGATGGCTTTGATCTTGTCAGCTACGTGGAGACTTTGTAATGCCAAGCGTCAAAGCCCCAAAAGAACCGAAGCCGCCGAAGCCGCCAAAGAATCCGCGTACCAAACCAATCGGCAAGCCTGAAAAGCCAAAGAAGCCGGCAAAGGACAAACCTGCCAAGGCCGAGCGGGTTGCAAAGGTGCGCGCGGCCAGCAAAGGCAAGTACAAGAACAACGCCGAGGTCCGCGCTGTCATTGCAAAGGTCGAAGCCACCAATGACCCGCTTGAAGACGTGCTTACAAACCTTGGCTTGAGGGTGGCATGACCCCATCCGGCCCCATCCGCGTCAAGACCGGCGAGACGTTGCACGACGTGTGGGCGGTCGGTGACGGCGGGCCTACTTTTCTGCCAGACCCTGGCGCCACCGGCTGGACCGTTGACCGCTTTCATTTTGAGTCGCCCGCCCCGGCTGCGGGCGATCCACGCGAGGCATACCGCGCGGTCAGCATCTACATCCGGGGCGGCAGCGGCACCATCCGCAACGGCCACTTTCGGGACACGGCCGCTGCGGTGCAAGCTGCGCGCGGTGCTTTCCGGGCACATTGAATTCGCTGTCAACCCCCAAAGGTTTGTAGGGTAGCAAAGCACGACGCGCAAGGAAAATAGCGCGCGTGCGATATGAAATTTCAACGCACAAGGATCAACACATGACCGCCTTTCGACAATGGCTTGCAGACAAGCTCCAGCGCCTTGCAGAAATCCTGCGCGGCGGTGTGGGCGGCCCTGGCGAAGAATGAACGACCGTGCCGCCACCGCTGCAGGCGCTGCCTTGCTTTTGCTGGTGGTTGTGACGCACTTTCGCTATCACGACATAGCCGCATGGCTGTACCCGGAGCGTGCTGAGTACGCATCCCGGGCGCTGTTCTACGTGCTGCGTGGCGTGTCTGGTGCGCTTGTCTTCGCTGCCCTGATGCTGTTTGCTCCCCCCGCAATCCTGCTACGCATCGCTTGCTCAGTCGGCATGTTTGCCGAGGGCGCGACTGCTTTTTGCCGGGCTTCGTATCCGCTGGATCAGCCGATTCCAGCCGGTGCAAACGCTGGTGGTTTGTGTGACGCGGCTACGCGCGAGCCGGTCACTGCAATGCTTGCGGGTGGGGTAGCGGTATCGCTGCTGTGGCTGGGGCGACAAAAGAAGGGCGCGCGATGATCGAAGAATCCGGTACCAAGTTGCTGGCCACTGCTGTGCTCGCAGGCATTGCCGTGGCGCTGGACACCTACGGCTGGACAGTCGCCTGTGCGACTGCTGGGGCCTATTGGGCTGTCAGCGGAATGGAAACCAAGACCAAGGGCCATGCCGCCGCCTGCATGTTGCGCTGGGTGCTTGTGTCCGTGATCTTCAGTGAGCTTGTGGTCGCCCTGTCGGCGCAGCACATGGGCGTGAAGGCCGAACTGATGCAGGGGCCTATCGCTTTCCTGCTCGCATTTTGGGGCGACCGCTGGCGCGATGTCCCGGGTCTTTTGTCACGCGCCGTTGAGCGCATATTCCCCAGGAAGCAGCCATGAGTGATGTAGAGCTGTTGCGCGTGTGGCTGTACGCAATCGGGTGCGTCGTCATCGCCGTGACGATGTTTTGCAGGGCGGTGCACATGGATCGTCACCGGGCGGTGCTGCCGATCCGAATCGCGGTGACGTGCGGCGGCAGCGCTGCGGTGTGGTGCTTGTACAGCCTGACGGACGGCCATGTGCCAAGTTGGCCGGACCTTGCGATGGTGGCGGCTTGGGGCGTTATGCTGGTGACGACTTCACGCCTGTGGGAATACGGCCTGCCAAACGAGTTTGAGCAGTCGGTTCAGTTTGATTAGGTGAAACCGTGACAACCCGCGAACAGGGCATTGCAGCCATCAAGGCCCACGAAGGGCTGCGGCTGCAGGCGTACCCTGACCCTGGCAGCGGCGGTGAGCCTTGGACCATCGGGTGGGGTCGAGCGCACGGCGTCAAGCGTGGCGACATCGTTACGATTGAGCAAGCCGAGCAGTTCCTGGCCGAAGACATCGAGACAGCGCAGGCCGGCATCCGTGAACTAGTCAAGGTGCCGCTGACGGATGGCCAGCTATGGGCGCTGACCAGCTTTGTCTTCAACCTCGGGGCGGGCGCTCTGCGCAAATCCACGCTGCTGAAGCGGCTCAACGCTGGCGACTATGCCGGTGCTGCTGGGCAGTTCGGGCTGTGGGTCAACGCAGCCGGTAAGCCAATGCCGGGCCTGGTGCGCAGGCGCGCGGAAGAAAAGGCCATGTTTCTTTCTGGCGGTTCTTTGAACACGTCGCCGGAACCTGTACAGAAAACGCCCGAAACCGAACACGTCAAGGAGGCCCACGTGGCACTACCCGCAATCCTCGCAGCGCTGCTGCCGTCGCTGATCCAGGTGGTCCCAAAGCTGGGCAAGATGTTCGGCAGCGGATCTGATGTGTCAGAGCGCAACGTCGCCGCCGTGACCATGGCAATGGATGTCGCCAAAGAGGCGTTGGGCGCCAAGAGCGCGCAAGAGGCCATCGAGACGGCGCTGGCTGATCCTGAGGCCGCGCAGCAAGTGCGCCAGGCCGTCGAGTCGCGTTGGCTGGAATTGTCGGAAGCCGGCGGTGACGGCATCGCCGGGGCGCGCAAAGCCGATGCCGAGGCGCGAGCGTCCGCTGAAAGCGTATGGAAAAGCCCGAGTTTCTGGTTTCTGGTGTTCGCCATGCCGCTGGTCTACATGATCGTTGGCAGTGTCGTTGG